CCGGCCTCATCATTATCGGTTGAAAATATCAACTGGTCCACGTTGTCCGGGTGGAAGAAGCTCTGTACATACGGATCCTCCGCATACGCAAACTCTTCTTTGAAGTTCTTGGCCTTTGGGGATGGTGCGCCCTGCGGAACGCTTACGGCATTGTTATATCCACATTGTTTCCATGTGAGCATGTCAATCTCTCCCTCCGTGATAATGACAGTCCTATTCTTCTGTATCTCGTCATCACTCTCAAAACTGATGGATTGCATACCCCAGAATATAGGCTTTGACCCGTATTCTTTCTTCATCTGCCACCACTTCAATCCGGCCTCTTCTGAATTATACCTAACATTGAGGTATTTGACATTCACCAGTGTCATATTAATGAATGAAGGAAATCCAAGAACCGGATTGCCTTTTACAGTATATTCAAATACTTTCTCTCTGATAGCTATCGCGGGATCTATGCCTCGCCTCTTAAAATAATCGCGGACCTCAGTCGTAAATATGGATGCCGGTTGCTTGGGCATACGACTATGCTCAACAACTTCCTTATACTTATCCTGTATATCAAGGTTTCCGCTAAAATTGCAATGATGGCACTTGTACCACCGGTTCCCCGGCTCGTCATTGACAGTCAGGCACGGTACATTCTTGTGCTTCTTTCTGCTCTCATTGCATTTCGGACAAATAGTGTAGTATCGGGATGCCCCCGACTTGGTATGGATCCCCAGCTCCTCAAACGTCATGCCTTCAAGAATTTCTCGCTCTTCTCGTTTCGTAAGATAAACTTGGGACCTGTACCTTCCGAATCCTGGAATGGATACACGGTATCAAACTCAAAGTAGATCTTACCTTCAAGAATGGAAGGTCTGGTCTTGTTTGTGATAGTAGATACCGGAAGTCCGGACAGGTTTGCGAACTGATTGACGGTAAAAACATTGTATCTCATCATGCTTTTAACCGCCAGTAATGGGAGGTTTCTCTTTATTGCCAGCTTCTCTACCAGCGCAGGATCAGTCTTTACGAACTTGCACTCTACGCTCTGGGCAACAATAACATTAACATCGTTTTCTGCTTCTGCCATATTTGCTGAATTAATTTCTCAACAAATATAGCAAACAAATTTAATAAAACAATATTTCAATTAAAATTAAACGCCACTCCTGTCAGAAGAAAGAAATTTTTAGTAGAGATGTTGTACCCACCACCGAAAGCAATGTATTGCCACAACTGTACGGTGCCGGCCAGAGAGATTTCTGCCGGAGACACCTCGCCTATGTCTGTGCCAAATAACACTATTGCGCTAAAGGCATAGTCCATATATGGCTCTCCGTTCTGTTCGGTAAAATGGCCTATGGTAAGACCTGTTCCCAAAGAAGATAGGGGGGTAACGAGAACCTGATCTGAGAAAGTGAACTGCATTGCTGATACCTGTACTACTGGCCGGAACAGCCATTGGACGTTTACCCCCCTATCGTTTGTTGGTATCTTATCCGGAACCCTTCCGAAGAAGTTGTTCCATTTGTCCTGGGCATTTAAGGATGTTGCAATAACTCCTAATAATGCCATAATTAGTAATGTCTTTTTCATTTGTTCAGTTTTTTATATTCCTGTGCTTCTTCATACATTTTCACAAAATCAATACCTGGCTGATCCCATATCTCGCGGATCTTCGTGGCAAGATCTCTCACATCCTTTCCAACCTTGAGCATTAATGTCCTGTCTTTCTGAACATCTTCGCTGTAATAGGTCTTGATAACGCTATTGAGAAGGTCAACGTATGGATGCTGATATAACTTGTACTTCTTTGCCGTCTGGAGTACCCATTGAACATCTTTTGCTCCATATACAGGAGATGCGCGGAAGATACCCAGGTCAGTGATATCAAACTTCATCTCTCTCTGCGCTATCTTGCCCGTAAAGGCATCTGCGCCAAGTTCAACTCCCTTCAGCATGTATTCTCCATAGTAAGGGAACTGAGCCATGATGAAATCATCAACCATACGCGCATCCCACTTAGGCTCTCCACCAAGACCAGAGACTTTCTGTAATGCCTGGCCAATGACTGTTGCTCTTTCGGTATTGCGGAGAGATATTGAGATATCCATCTCACTTGGAGGAATAATCCATTTATCCCGGAAGAAGTCTCTCTTGGTTGCTGCATGAAGTATTCCTGCAAAGCCACCGGTAAGTCCGGCAAAGTCAAACGGGAAGAATGTCTTATACCCCAAACGATACCAATCCTCTGTAAATGCTTTGTCATCATTTAGTATCAGATTATCAAGGATCCTCTGTACTGATGATGCCATATAACCAAGTTCAAACGGCTTTGGTATTGATAGCCATCTACCATTGCCCAGGGGAATATTGAAATACATATCTCTCTGGTATGCCGGTAACTGCTTATATTCCTCAATGGTGTCATCATCCATCTGTGCGATCAGGATACTGTTGGCCAGGGCCGGAGCCAGTGCTATCATTGCCCACCATGCTAAGAAGTTCCCTGGATTATCCCTGGCTGACCTCACAACCTTTGCCAGACCCCGTATTGCTGCATTGGAGAACACCACGAACTGATTAAGGCTCTTCATGTAGGTTCCTGCCACATGGAAGTCAAGAAGGTCCCTGGCCTCAAACGCTGCTCTTAAGGTAGCCTCATAAGGACTTAATCCCATCTTGATGCCCTTGTCGTATTCGGCCTTATACAGACTTATACGGTTGATCTTCTCTGATTTTGAGAAGAAGTTGTCAATGTTATCCCAATTTGTTTGAACGAATGTCTTGAAATCCATAAAATACTTGTTGGGATCCTTGGAGTGTTTGAACATCCATTCTCTCTGCAGACGATAATAGTCAATCTGATTCTTGATATAAAATCCGAATTGACCACCACCAGTAAGATCGAGCATGTGTCCTGGCGTTTCTCCATAGAATAACATCTCTCTCTTGATGTTTGGCAATCCCTTTGCCCCGCCAACGATCAGCCTCGTAAAGAAGTCTCGTATTGGGTTCCTGATCATAAAAGGAAGTGAATGAGTCACCATTGTCCTTAATAGGCTTGGGAAGTACGTTGCCCATTTCGGGAACATTGGACTATCGTTCAACCCCTTGAGGCTGGCATAGACATACGGATCCTGTATGGTTATCCATAATGGCTTACCACGAATGAGGAATTTCAATGATGTTCCGGCTTGCCCTGGGATCTTTGTGATATATCCTATCCCGGCTATCTCAAACTTATCTTTATCGTAAAATTCCCTATCTCCTGTGAACGCCAAGGTCCATTGTCTGAGAACATTGTTCTTGTCCGTGTTTATAATAATAGAATGTGCGGTTTCAATCTGCACTAAATACGGGTCCACAATGGGATGAACGCTTCCTTTGATCGGATAAATGTGCAACCGGCCTTCATATCCCCTGCTATCCCTTCCTATGGAGTAGAAATCATTGAACCCTTTTATTTCCCAACTCTCTGTCCCAGGTCCATGTTCTCTGAAGTAACGATGGAAGGCAATATAATGCAGATCTTCAGTAGAGATAAGTTCATATAACTCATCACTCATTAATCCACCCTCCCAGGCATACCTGTTATAGTTCATCACATTTAACAGATACCTCCTATTGAACTCTTCAATCTGTTCTGCCTTTCTTGGATCGGAAAGTTTTAATGCCTCCCACTCCTTCTTCGTCTTGTCGGCAACCATCTTATCTGTTTCACCTTCCTGTGCTATGCCATAGATCGCATCATTATCATGGTTGTATCTGTCTGCCGGAAAGAAAACCTTGTCAGGATCAAGTTCACCTTTCATTATTTTGTTGACGATCCTGTTGATCTTTGCCGAATATTTATCCGCAATGTGCGGATACTTTCGCAATATATCCAAAGGAGGCAGCATGTCACCTGGTTGAGCAAGGTCTATCTTAACCTGTTTGCCGCCAAGTTTCCATATAACCTCAAGGATCCTGTCGGCTGCATTAAATCCATAAGCTAATTCCAAGAACTCTCTCATCTCCGGGAGACTGCTATCCGGTAATGCCTCATATTGCCAGGGGAAGCTGATAGCTTCACCAGTGATGGGATCTATCTGCCGTTCCAACTTATTGTTAGTAACGCCAAACATCATCATGTCACCAATCTTATCCATGCCACCAAGTAAAAGATGTGACAGAGTTATGAAATTCTCACTTGGAGGAACTTTCTTCGGATCTTTAACATCTTTGTCTTTCTTCTTAGACATTGCCCATCTCCATGCCTTCTCTGCTATACGGCCTTCATCAAGCCACTTCAGAGCAAAGAGATCGAACTTTGTCACTACCCAATCACCCATCTTTGAGGATGGTTTAAACAGGCTTGTCCATCCCCAGGGAACCTTTCCTTCTTTCGGCAGTCCCCATTTGACATGTTTCCTCATCCGGTCAACACCACTGGCACCAAGATATTCTCTGAAATCGGTGCTGAGAACCTGTATGGCATCCCAGATCTTTGGACTCATGCGCTTAACTCTGGCCTCGAACCACCTGGTAAACTCCGGGAATGACCTTGCTGTTTCAGTAGGATTGACAAGATATGCACGGAAGAACTCTGCCACGCCCTCTTTCATCTTGTACATCAGAGGATTCTTGTCTCCCTTGGGTGGATTACTCCCGAACTGCCATAGTTTCTTAAGTTCAGGTTGGAATAACCCGTATAATGGTTCTGCCTCCGGACCAACCAGGCCGAACATATCATCAAGCCTGTGTCCAAGTTCATGCGTACCAACTTCCAATCTGCCTTTGAACAACTTATCAACAACAAGTTTTCCTATTGACGGTGTGTAGGATCCGGCCCCTCTTCTGACAGACTTATCCCAGAATATCTTCTGGTCAATAACATCAGCAAAATCCTTAAGTATCTGCCATATCGGTTTAGGCTCTTTCCCCTCAATAGGCTCCGGCTGTATCCTCTCGCCCATATTGGCTTTGCTCTTTGAGGCTTTTACCTCTGCCTCTGGCCTCTTCTCTCCATGACCATTAATATTCTTGGTTGCTCTCTCAAACTCCCGAACCATGTTTATCCCACTTCCCTGGCTTGAGGATCCCTTTACTACATTATCGGCACGGACCTCAAAGGTTTCTCCGTAATGATCCTGTATGTATTGGAGCAATCCTTCAAGTCTTGGCTCAGACACAATACCGACCATCTTATCACCATGCACATTGAAGATCTTATCGTAAACAAACTCCTGCAGTCCTTTGTCTCCCCAATATTTCTCACCTCTGGACCTCGATGCCGGCACACGCAACTTATACTGGACCTGACCCTCATAGTTGGGTCTGTCTTTCATTATCTGGATATTGCCACTTGAACTCTCAACGTAGTCCATCGGTGACAATGCCTTGATGATATTCAATGCCCTTGTTGCAGGAACAATAATGCGGTTCTTGTCCTCTTTCACATAGTTCTCCGGAAGCAATAATCCCTTCCGGACCGATCCATCCTGCATGGTATATTCTATGAGCCGGCCCTTGTATTTGGCCATGCCCTGCAGAATGTTTCCGGTAATAACAAATCTCTTCTCCCTGTTCCTGGCCGGCTTGAGTTTATCCCAATCCCGTCTGGTTTCCTCCTGCTCCATTCTGCCAATGCTATAAGAGTTGGCAATGATCTGGCTGACATGAGTATCCTTACTGGCCGGGATCCGGAACCTTCTGCGACTATCTGCCGTTGCAAAATTGAGCATGATATTGCTCGGTGCATAAGGATTAGATTTGGCTTCATTGATATCAAATCCCAGGAATACACCTTTATTCATTCTGATGAGTCCAAGTTGATCGTTCTCTGTGAATGGTACCTCAACCACCCTGCCAGGATAGAAGAACCTGATTAATTTCTCGGTCTTATCTTTTATGTAGGTTGCGCTATCAAGATACATGTTTGTCATGGTCTGATGCTTATCCTCCATTTGCTCAAGCTGTTCTTTCAGCCACCACTCAATATCCTCGGCCCTTCCTTTCTTTCCTTCTGCCTCTTTGCGCTTGGCTGCTATGTTTGCATCAAAACTCACTTGGAGATCTGCTATCCTTTTCCCATATACAGCATCAACACCGGTCCTCATCTTCTCAATAAGTGCAACATTGTATTCATCATCAGACTTGCCGTCAAGGACAGCGTTCACAGCCTCGTCAATCTGGACCTTTGTTAAAGGTTTGCGTAAAATATCAACTTCGATTGTCTCCAGGGTAGTGTCATCTCCAAAGATCGAGATGCCTCCCTTGCCAATGATGACCACTTCTTTCTCAACTGTCACGGCATTTAATGGCTCATTTTTTACCTCCAGGTCATTCTGCCCACTGGCATTGAGATATTCAATCTCTGCATTATATCTCTGAATGATCTCAGTATAGAACTGTTCCTGTCTGTCAATAGGAAGAACGGCCAGCTTGCCGGTTATCTTATGAGCCAATCCGCTTGCGTCATCTTTTGTCAGATCAACGGGATCTCCCATGTCGCTATTCAGGTCCGGGTTCTCCCTCATGTATTCAAGGACAATCTTATCTCCGTACTTATTGAGGAAATCAGTTGTCTCAGTAATGGACTTGCTTGACTGCTGATTGGATGTGGTATTGGCATAGAGAGACTTCAGCTTCTTGGCATTCATCATCGCTATTCTCTTCTCTGCCGGTAAGACAGAAATGACATGGATATACTCAGGCTTATTCACCTGGTCTGCCCTGTTTATCCTACCATCCTTCTGAACTACCACGTTGACATCAAGATCCGGCTGAAGGTTTATCCCAACCCTTTGCTTGGTGTCATTGAATTTCGGTGAACTATGTGCAGACAACCCGGTGGATCCGGACACGTTGGCTATGATTGCCCAACCAGGTTCGTTGTTAAAACTGTTGATCAACTTGTTCTTGTTCGGCTTACGATTGGGAATATACTTGCCCTTCATGTAATCGTCAGTCAACTCAAACCTTGATTTACGGCCTGTTATCTCTGCAATCTTAAACCCTGCGTCCGTTATTCCTTTTATGAGAACATCAATGGGAGATATCGTAATCCCGGTTGATACAGCTTTGATCTTTTCAATCAGTCTCTTATATTCTGCTGCACCCATCTCACTCAGGTCGGTGACATCCAACTGATGCGGCTCATGTACACCCGATGGAGTTTTTAAGGTATATCTCATCACTCCGTTCAGTCCTCTCTTAAGAACTTCCCGGAAGTCTGTTTCAATAGTCTCATTATAGTCCAGATTGAGATCGTCAATCATGGCCTCCATCGTGCTGCTTAAGGTAATGAATGGCTTCCTTCCTTTCCTTAACTCATCCACTATTAAAGGAATGACATGCTTTACTTAATAGCGAGAAGCAACTGATTGACGATATTGAATACCTTGCTGAAATATGGATAGTTATCAACACCCATATTAACAGTTCCCTTCTTAATCCCTGCACTTTCTCCCTCTTTCTTTACCTCTTTATCCAGGGCCTCGATAACCGGCTTGATATGCTGTCTCTGGAAGTCAATTATTTCGTGCATGATCTTGGTGACAGCATCATAGTCCTTGCGTAACTGCTGCCCAAGTTCCGGATTATAGAACATACTACCCTCTTCATCATTGCCAAGAACGTACCAGTTCCTTTCAATGTTCTCCATGTTGAGTTGTCTCCGGGTGAACTGTATGCTCTCTGCAAGCTGTGAGGATATTATTTCCTGTAATGCAGGACCACCATTGACGATGGCGGCTACCAGGTCATCATAGGACATATTTGCCTCTCTCAGCACCGTTTTCATGGCATAGATTGGTAGGTTGTCCGGCCTTTTAGCGAATGTGGCAGACAAATAGACCCCACCCCTCGTTCTCTGTATAAACTCCTTAAAAAAGTTACCCGTGTTACTGGATCCGGAGGCATCATGGCTCTCATCCATGATGAAAATTGCGTTTGGAGCAATATTCAAGAAGAAATCCCTTCTTTTTAGGGCATTACCTTTATCAGTATTGAACTGCGAATATGTTGCCAGGACAAAATTAGTACCCTTCGGAAGCTCTCCTGTCTTTAACATTTGTTCATACTGCTTCTCACTCCAGATAAACATGGCCTCTTCCGTATTAGGCTTGTAGATCTTAGTCTTTTCTCCCTGATCTTCTTTGTTAAGTATGAATGGTATGTAATTCGGCTTGCCTATGTCGAACAGGTCCCGGTACATATCGGTGAATAGATTTGCTGTCTTGGTTATGAACACCGGTATGTATCCATTCTCAATAGCATACGATATCACCCCTGCAGCGATCCTTCCTTTTCCTACACCTGTCTGATCTCCGATAATCGTAGCATCTCCGTTCTCTATATTGAATACGGACATACCAATACCATCAATCTGTGATCCATAAAGCGCGGCAGACAGGTCATCAAGACTGTTGTACTTGAGTTTTTCCATGACATACTGATCTATGTCACCGACCTCTGCCCTTAGTTGCATAAGTGCATCCTCAAGTTGTTGCGCCATTGCACCAGGCACCATCTCGTTTCCGGAAGGTGTTCTGCTCAGTGGCACATACGGAATGACTGCATCTGTCTCCCGGTCTATCAGACCGAGGGATCTTCCAGTACGCTCAATAGGTTCTCTAGGCTGCTCTGGTGGTAGATCTCCTGGACTTGCCGGAGGTTGAACTGCTCCACGATCTCCGGTTTTCCGCTTAAACGGGTTCTCAAGGCCCCGAAGTGGCTTGTCATCTGTGGGCAACGGAGTATCTGGTCCACCTGGGCGGTCAGGCTCGTTTCCGGGACTTGGTTTATGTACATCTCCAGAAGTCGGCTTCTTTGTTTCTCCGGGACGTTCGCTAGGAGGGCCAGGTACCTCTCCCGGAGGGGGCTGTACAGGTCCGATATCTTCTGTATTCTTTGGGATGGATGAATTTCTACCACGAATAATCGTACTGTCTCTTCCGATGGCATCCATCTTGGATTGTAAAATAGCTTTTTCATGTGGGTCTGTCGTTATCTTGATTATTCTGTCATAGAGTTCTGTCCATCCGGGGACAGGATTATCTCTCTCTGTTCTCTGTGGAGCAATACCTTCAAATGCCGGCTTACGGCCATTGATGAGGATCAGTCTGGTGGGATAAGAGGTTCCCATCTTTGAATAAAGCTCACCAGGGATCTGTATTACATCCTCTACATAGAAATTTGAATACAGCCAGTTAAAGAATTTGAGATCTCCCCCGGTCATGTATCCGTCTTTGTCGTATTTCGTATGATCACCTATAATGACTGATGCCTTGCCTTCGTCTGCAAGGTTCTCAAGTGCCATAGCTACCATGTAGTGCGTACCTGAGAGTGTATAAGAATATTTCCCTGCTCCCTTGAAATCCCCTGTAACCTGTAATCCAAACGGAGGATTGGTATTGATGGCATAGAATAGCGGATGGTCAAACTTATCCTTCAGGCTTTCCCTGGCATCGTAGTTACTCGCGCGATATCCCTGCGATACAAGACTACTGAACCGGTTGGGATCAATCTCATTGATGCGGACATTCTTCTGGTTAGCAAAAATCACCAATGCTCCGTGACCACCGGTGGGATCCAGTATTGACTGCACTACATCGGAGTTGGTATAAACTCCCATCATATACCCAAGGGGTACGGGTGTGCTGTATTGCTGTAATTCCTTGACCTGGCTCGTTGCAAACCTGTCCTGTAATGGAAATGTATCATAGAGGGCAACAATGCGGTAGAAACGATCTGAGATCGTCAGAGAGGCATTTTGGGCAATACGTTTTGCCAACATCGTCAGAGCCATTTCTGCCTGATCCCTTATCGTGGTCAGATCCGTGATGCCAAACTCATCTTTGGCCATCCTCTTCAAATCTCCGGCATTGCCAATAGATACCCCATTATTGAGATAATATGCGATCCTGTTGGTGAAGAGATATTTTTTGAGATCTATCAGTTTCTTTTCTCCCTCTTTGATAGCCTCTTCAAGCTGAGTTATCCTTCTGACAATCTTCTCAGGTTTGGTCCTTTTGTCTCCTTTGGCTATTCTCCGGGCCTCTTGACCTATAAATAACAGAAGATCTCTTGGTGCTATTCCCCCAAAGTGATGCTGTAAGAAACGATATGAGCCAATAGCATCCCAATCCATTCCTATATGAGCCATCCATCTCTCTACCTCATTCTCCAGGCGAAGAACATCGGCAAGTAATTCGGCCGGCACGTTTGCCATAATGTACGGCTCCAATGAATCACCAGTGCCATCTGCCTTATCCAACGTAGCAAAGATTGATCCTGATGTTATTCTGACCGGATCCCTTGGAACGAACTGAATCTCTCCATACTTAATCTGTAATTCAAGTTTTCGTTCTTTTACGCATTCTTTAAGGTTCTCCAGATCGTTCTCCAGTGTCAGTCCTCTTGATGGTTTTACCGTTGCCCTGCTCCGGATCCATGTAGCCATATCCGGATCGCCAAGTTTCTCAAACTCCTGGGCAACCTCATCATAAGCCTTTGTTCTCTTCGGATCGTTATACGGCGGTTCCGGGATTACTTCCTTAACACGGCCTTCGGCAATTCCCTTGCGTAAAGTATCCAGCTTTGCATAGGTGAGGGGATTTCCCTCAATAGCCACCACCTTCATCGGGAAGGTTTGCTCTTCTGCAAACAACCCGTCATGGGCCTTGACTTTCTGAAAATACTCTGTCTCTCCCCACTCTTCAACGTGGCGTATCTCTATGGTCATGCCATTGGGTACACGAAACTTCTTCCCTACCACATCGGAGAAATCATCCTCTGGTTCTTCCGGTGCGTTCATCTTGGCCATGAGATTGTCCAGATCTTCTTTTCCAAAACTTCTGACCTTCTGGAATTGTTTGGACATTTTCTCCATAACATCTTCCGGCGCATCCATAGATACTGCACCATATCCCTGTTTGAGAAATGGCATGAGTTTATCCAGGACCGGTGCATCTACTTGAGGAATGATCTGTTCAAGCATATCCTCAAAGTCAGTTATCCCGGCATTGGCAAACTTGCGAACCATGTCCGAAGCGATATTCCGAAGTTGTGTCTTAAGCGCATCGTCCTCACCGCCACTCTCCATGCCAAACCCTGCTGCCGGGGGACCTCCCAAAAGATTAAGGAGATCCTTCATGTCCTTGAGATCCTTGGCTACATCTACTTGCTTTTTGACTGGCTTGGTTGGCCCTTTAACTGGTTTACTCGGGCCTTTAGTCTCAGGAACCGGAGGGCCTCCTGTTGGAGCTTCAGGTTCTTCTCCACCATAGAGTCTGGCTTCTTCTGCTGCCCAGTCTGCTTCAAGTCGTTTTCTGGCTTCATGTTCTTCTGCTATTGCTTGTTTGTATAACTGAATTTCTTTCTCGTCAATGATACCGGCCTTGGCCGCCTCATTTACTGTCTCCAATGTCAGACCACCATACCTCTCAACGAATGTAGTGAATTTGGCATCCTTAATAAGATTGGTGTGTTCTTCGATTGAGACAATTATTTTCGTATCACCATCTCCTTTAAACACCATCTCACCCCTCTGATACATCTGTTTCAGAGCATCCATGAGATACTGGCTGTGCTGTGTGCCTTTTCCGGATAATAAGATCTTTGCCGCTTTTGCAAGACCTACCTCTCCCATAGAAGGTGCATCAATACCATATAAGAACTCCCATGACTTTGCCATAAATCCGACAAAATCCTTCAGTCCGGGTTCTTCTATGGATGTCAGGGTGTCGTATTCTGGCTTTACGCTTATTCTCCTGGCCTTTGAGCCACCTTCATTAAAGACAGTGATCTTCCTTCCCTCAACCTTGAACGTGTAGCCTATCTCATTTGACAGGCTATTTATGCGCGGTATTAGCTTGGACTTGGCACTCTTGCTATTGGTGGAGTTATATTCCTCCATAAGAGAGACAAGTTCATTATTGGCATAGATCCTTCTTGCCTCTTTGTTCTTTGCCTTTTCTGCAAGATCTTTCTCGGTTGTTTTCTTCTCCTCTTCTGTCTCCGGTTTAATTCCACCGGCTTTTTCCCATAACGCAAATTGGCGATCCCATTCCTGTACTGTAATAGGAAATTCCTCGCCTGTTTCCATGTTTCTTACTATCCAACCCTTATCAGTTGTATCTAGTTCAGAGTTCTCAAAATCAATGGTGCGGAATTGCTGTTCTTTCTTTGCTCTGAATAAGATATCTCCATTTGGCTTTTCTTCTAGATCAAAGAACTTCTTTAGTTCCTCAAATATTTTTGGTACTTCTACCTGGTTATTCCGTGACTCCTTCTTTGAAATCAATCCGGCAACATCCTTGGGCAGATTGCCCATTGCGTATTTAATGATGTTAGTGGCCAACCCCTGCTTTTGCTCGTCTGTAACGGTGCTTAATAATCCCATTGAAAGGAACTTCTCTCCGTCAATATCAATGACCGGCTTCTTTAGTGTCAGTGATGATGCCTCTGTCTCACCATCTGGAGTATATACGATGTACTTATAATCGTTCTTACGATCAAGTATGTTTGGCTTATACTGGTCCGGGAACTGTGGCTCTGCGGCAGGCGTTACTTTTGGTGCCTCTTTTTCTGGAGTAATTGTAACGGGTTCCTCTCCCTTGCCAATAAACTCATCAACACTCTTATCGAAGATCTCACCGATGCTCAGATCCTTTATCTCCTTTGTAGGATTGTTAATCTTTCCCCAAGCAAGTTCAACGATGTCGTTTATATCTTCTTGACTGAAATCACCCTTGGCCTTAATACGGCTCTCGATCTCCGGCATTGATTCAAGGATATAATCCTGCAGCTCTTTCTCAAACTTTAAACCTAACTGCTTTTTGGCATATTCGATCTTAGCAATCTCATCCCGGTATGCAGCTCTCTCTTTTCTGCCCTCTCTTCCCTGGAACTTCTCTGCCTGTTTCTCTATATCTGCGATCTGCTTATCATAAGCCTCTGTTTGCTTTGTAAGCGTTTCCTGTGCCTTGACAAGATTACCCAGAAAATCCTTTGCCGGTGTCTCCATGATCTTGCCCGGCTCTCCGTAAGTATATTCCTTTTTGAGTTTTTCCGGAAGTTCAACCGGCTCCATGCCGGCTTTCTTCATCTCGGCTCCCTCTGCCTCCAGTTGCTTTAGCCTCTTCTCTATTTTCGTAGGCTCTGGTGTCTTGACATAGAACGCACCTGTTGACTTTCCAAGTCCTTTTGCGGGTGGAGGCCCTGCCGGTAATGCCTGGAAATCCTTGCCGTAATAACCTTTCTCTGCAAGGACCTCATTGAATACCTGTAATCTCTCGTAATGGTTCTCAAGTCTTAATGCAAGTTCAAGTCTGCTGCCAACTTTATAGTAAATGTCAGCCTTGACATCTTCGGCCAGAGCCTTTACACTCTTGCCTGTCTCGATATCTATCAGATCAAATCCAACTACTGTGCCTCTCTTGGTCTTTAATACTTCATTCACTTCATAATACACATCATCCATCTGAACAACATCCATCGGTTTAACATCTTTTAACGATGATGTTTTCAGAGTAACAAATCCGTCAAATGCCGGATCGTTATTCATGTTCTCCAGCACCTTGATGGCATCCCTGTTGGCATCAACGGCCATTCTGAGAACGCTTACCGGCATTTTTTTGGCATATTCCTCTGTCTCTGCAATCCTTTGCATCTTCAGATCTTTACCAGTGATAGGTTCCTTGGTCATATCCAGCCACCGGTAGAGTTCTTTTGCAGTATCAGTATATCCTTTTTCGTCTGCAGTTCTGGCAGCATTGAATACCTTGGCTCTCATTTTAGGATTGAAATATCCTGTCCAAGATGCGCCTCCGCTTTTACCCCACTTGGCTCCAAGGGGTGCTGTCATGGCTTTTTGGCTCCCGGTAGTCAAGGCTCCCATGCCTCCGAAGAAGATACCATTGACAGTAAGTTCCATCAGGACCCTTTTCGTTACCTCATCGAGATTAGGATAGAGATTATTCATCTCTTCTTTGATCGTGCTATCAGAGAGTAGCGCATTTGCCATCGCTGATGTAGCTAATCCGGCCTCCATACCCACCGTTGCACCTACGGCACTCTTATATGCCATATCAATGAACGGTTGCAGGATATTGCCCCATTTGCCCCTTAATTTGACTTCTGGCAGAAATAGATGTGCGGTATTGATACCGGTCATAAAGCCTGGTGTCATACCCATCATCCCTGTGAAGGCTGCTTCATCTATGGCAGATGAGATAACTAAACCCTTAAGTTTACTCACACTGGTTGGTTTGACCTCGCTGATCACCTTCCATCCGGTAGGCACCGGGTCTGCAAACCTCAATGTTCTGGTAAGAGGCTTACCGGCCTCTTTCAATACAGGGTTCTCAATTATCTTCGTGCCATACCTTAATTTACTGATTAATGGTGCAGACTTCAATACGTTTGTGGCACCACCTATGAGCATAAGCATCGGAAGGTCTGCCATAAGACTTCCGGAAAACGACATGGTTTGCTCAAGGAACCCCGGAGTTATCTGGTCAATCTCTTCGTCTGTCCAGCCTATACCTTCCCTCATGCCAAGTTCACCCATCTTCTGAAGGATAGTCTGCTCCGTTACCCTGCCTGATATTGGTGTTTCTTGTTTGGATATCCCCTTAAGGATTGCATCGCCCATGACCTCAAACTGATATTTGGCATCCTTCTTAATGTCCATAGGGCCTTCGTTGGCATAGTACATCCTAGATGCAGCTTCAAACATAGCTGTCTTTTCGTACTTCATCTTTTGGGCGTTCTCCATTGCCGGAGAGATTGGGGCCGGCCTAAACCCTACTGTCCGGGCAGCCTGTTGTGGATCAGCATAGGGTGTTGATGCTTCTTTATACTGTTTTTCAAGCCTTGCATATTCCTCATCCCAAAACTTCTTCTCAACAAACGCATCATTGACGATCTGGTGCAGCCTTTCCTTATCTGAAGGATTACTCGTTATTGATCCAGTAATGTTTTTATCAGTATCAATACTCTCATTAAAATCATTGATTTCTTTTTCAAGGTCTTTCTGCACCTTGATAAGATCAATCTGGGCCTTTTTCCACTCATCTACCTCCGGACTGGTGGCGATTAATGCTCCCTTCAAAGAGTCCTGTGCGGCCTTCCTCAGTTCCTCGACTTCAGCATAAGCCTCCATCAACTGATCCTGTTTGAGATCGAGTTGTTCTTTCTTCTTTGATAATGGATGGTCCGGTGATGATGCTATTGCACCATTGCGGAGTTGCTCCATGTACTTATTGATAAGAGCCAACTGATCTGCATCGGCCTCTGTCTCCGGCTGTAATTTCCTCTGGCCGGTAACGGGGTCAATGAACGTGCCTGGTTTGGCATCTTTGACATAAGGTTGTGCTTCCTGTTGTACTGCCTGTTCGAGTTTTATGGGATCCCATTTCTCCTTTAACTTATCAACCATGCTTCTGTTGGCAGTATAATGAAGCATGTCCAGTAACCGGTTACGGTCCTCTTTCGGAATACCCTGCTCCTTAAGGTATTTCTCAACCTTCTTCTTTTCTCCAAACCCTTCGGTCAGGACATATTGTTCGGGATTGGTCTTGATATAGTTATAGTCCGGATGCTCAAGCAATTTGGGGATTACTCCGGCTATCTTTTCTTCATTTGCGCGGACTGCCTGAAATGCTTCCGCGGACTTATTGAGATAAGTATCACTGATTACCGGCTTGATTGCGTCTTGCCGGGCATAGAATTGATCGTAGATTTGCGATTTGTCCACAAAATCTGGATAATCCAGTTCCGGAACGACTGGCTCTTGTTCTTTTTTTTTTGACAGACTGAGTTTAGCGATATTACTATCAATGAACTTTTGCCTTAATTCCTTGATGGTGTTTACATCTTTAAGGCCCATCTCATTATAATAGGGTGTTGAGATACTGTCAAAAAACTTCCCAAGAGTATTGCGCTGACTTACTGAGTCCTGGCGATATAACCGTTCATCAGCAAAGAACTGGTCCTTATCTCTCTGGTAAAGGTCTTTTTTTACCTTAAGAACATCAGGAGTATAATCTTGTGTCGGCTGATCAACCGGAAGCTCCGGTGCCGCCACTTCTTCTTTTTTGCGCTTTTTATCCATGTCTATTGTTCAAGGGCCTTGAATAGATCCTCGGTGGTTTTCGTTTTATCCTCAAACAAATTATTGATTTTGGACGTACTATTCAACTGTGTCTCCATATCATTGATGTACTTGTCATACGGGGTCCAATCTTGCTTATTCTCTTTTGCTGCCGTAAAGAGATCCTGTTTTACCTCATCATAAGGTACAATGGATGTTTCTGTATAAGACTGCGTTCTTCCAGAGGAATCTGGCATGTAAATATTGAATTGATCTCCCAACGATGCTGCCTGTCCTTCCTTGACCTGTTTGTACGACAATCCAAAGTGAATGTATGGTTTGTACTGTATCTGGTGAGGCGGAGCCATGCCCTGTTCCCTGGCACTGGCGTTCTCAAGTCTTATCTGCTCAAGAACATGCAATGGTATCCTCTCACCTGGCTTGATTGTCTCGGTAATCATCTCCGTACCCCTGGGATCCTTGACCTTTATTGCCATTGCTTTTGTGGCAACCGGGTACATGTTTGCCTCTACCGGAACTGCCGGGATTGCCTTGCCCTTGCCTTCTACCTGGCCGGTGATAGCATTTATGTTATTGGCAGAACCCATGATAGTTATGTTCTTAAACCCAAAGGTTGCTGCAATAGGTATGCGTCCAACACCCTCATAGGGTACAACTTTGTCACCACTCTTGCTTGATGTGTTGTAGTAGATATCCCTGACCTGCGGTTGGACAGGGTAATTGCCCGTAGTATCTTTCTCTGGAATACCATAGCCGGCTCCCATACCCCCTGTTCCGGAAATCCCCTGCTCATAACCTTTCTTTACCGGATATTCTGGACCGTAATTCTGCATGATCCAATCCTCTTTGTTCATCACTCCCTTTTCCGGATCGGCCTCAAACATCTTATCTACGGCATTCTTTATGTTTGTAGGTGCGGCCTTATATGCCTTGAGGATACCGGCTTTTGCTCTTGCAGGATCAACACCTTCCCAGGTTGACTTGCCCCATTTACCAGTAGTCTCGTCAATAATAAATCTACTGACGGTCTTATCTGTGCCAGGAACAAATTTCGGTATAGCCGCTTGAAAATATTTACCGGCATCCACCGGCCTTGCCTTACCAACAATAAGTTCTTTTGACAACGGACTTCTTCCAAGAACGCCACCCTCTGCTTTCATCCATTTATCAATCTGTTCCTGTGTTGCATTAATGTCAATGTCTCTCTCTTCTTCTGGTTTCCCGGCCTGTTGATTTATTATTTTTTCAACATCGCCAATCGTTGCTTTCTCCTGCTGCCAGACATCGTGTTTCTGTTTAATGTCTGCCAACTTTGTTCTGAATGCTTTTGCAATCTTCCTCTCTGCTCCGCTGGAAGGATCGTAGATGTTATATCCTTTACTTCCAAGTTCTACATATTGATCTTTAAGATTTTCAAGTTCACCACTTATCTCATCATAGCCCTGCTGATCTTCCCATCCCTTGATGTCAAGGTCAATGAGTTTCTTCCCGGCCTCAAAGTCCTTATCTCTTTTTTCCTTGAGTGCCTGACCATATTGTAGCCTTTCAAGCCGTACTCTTTGTACTGCCTGTACCGGATCGTATGATGATGGCCCGAAAAATGGTGCCGCTACAAAGCCGGGATCTATTTTACCGTTTGCCATTTCTATTAATTATTTAATTCCGAAAGCCGGAACATTAAGTGTTGTATTTTGCTTTTTGGTAATCTGAGCAATAATATCTGCCAAGTCTTTCTCGGAAACTGCTGATCCTCCTGTCCCTTTTCCTAATAATGAGGAAAGGATGTCCGTATTCTGCGTGGCAGTAGCAACGCCCCCGATATTCTTTACTGCCGCCATGACGTTCTGCCCACCGGACTCTCTCAATGCCTGTGCTGCCTGTGCTGCCTGTAAGTATGGCATTTCCTTATTCCAGTAGTCAACTCGTCTTTCTTCCTGATAAACTGGTCCCTGCAGAACATCCATGTACTGACCCTGTGCCTGGTATCTCTGCTGTGCTGCCTGTGCTGCCATCTGAGTATAGTTCTTTTGCTGACCAAGAACAAGTTTATCGAGCAATCCATAAGCCTCTGCACCGGATCCAAGTTGTGATGCTGCCCTCAGTCCTGATGCGGTTGCTCCGGCAATCTCATTGCGATAGATCTCCCCTCCGGGAATATCCTGGTCAAGTTGACGGGCATAGGCATATCCCTGAAGGTCCTTTATGGACTGTGAGGTTGTTGCTTTTGGTCGGGGATATTGCTCTTCAAGTTTATCTGCCTTCTTCTCCTGAAACGCACCCCAGATACCTTGTACTGCGGATGTCGCTGCCCCTATTAATGCTGCTATTGTTACTGGATCCATGATATTGTCTTTTTAGCCACTTCTTTCACTGTCTGTTGATAAAACTATTACTGAGTAAATCCTTACTTTTTCATCGTGTTCCTCCGTTCTCAATCTTACATAGCAATATCTTCCTCTTATCTCTCTCCCGTTCATCGTCCTGGCGTTCATTGTTGCAAAGTTACCAGGACTATTCTCATCCTTGAGTATTCTGCCATAATAAATGCCCTCCGACTTATTCCAAACAGCAACATACGTTTCCATAAGCACATAAGAGGCTTCATAGGGAATTAGGATATATCTGCTATTGCAATCAAACTGATGATCGGCATAGACGGCTAGAGAATTGAAAACCTTATTCTTTTCAGGATTGACATTGCTGACAAACTGAACATCACCTACCGTTGGAACCTTTGCCCATTCAAGCCAACCCTGTCCCTCATCCACATTCATTATGTAAAGTTTCTGACGATACATGTGGGCAAACCATATTCCCAGATGAACATAAGATTCTGTCTGTTGATCTATCCTGGTTATCCACCGGCCATGATGTTCGCTGAAGATCGCTCCCCAGACTACTCCGTTCATGTTCCAGTTAACCCAGATCTCATTATGCTCTACATTGGCACCAGAATTAACCAGTAATAAGCGAGATCCACCTTGAAGCGTTATCCATGCTGAAAGATCCCGGAACCATCTCTTCATCTTATAGTCAGAGATAGGTAGTTGTCCATTGGGTGCTGAACGTATGTATTTACCTTCGCTATTATCCCAATAATACAAGTTCCTATCATTAACCAAAACACTGTCCGGGTGCTGGCAGCCATAATTTGTTGACTCTTCCCTTGATGTGCCAAGAAGATTCTGAACCAAAGTGTAATTGCTTAATCCTCCATCGGCACTGAATGTCTGCACCCTGTTGATATAGATGCTTGTTTCTTTGTACATCTGAAGGACCTTGAGAGTAAATCCTATTTCTCTCAATGCAGTTATGTCTCCATTCTTTCTTGGTAAATCAACAAAGTCATTATACATGAATAGGGCAATATTGTTTACCTGAGTACCCTCAAGCAGTCTGCCTCCGTTTCTTATTCTCTCATGCAATGCTACCTGTTGCTGACTCACATCCCATAAGAATGGCCAACCCTGAGAGGTTAAGGCTGTCTGAAGATCCCACCAGTCACTCGGAGCAATGCTTTCTGCATAAAATGGCACTACGTTTACCGTTCCGGATTCATAGTTCAGTCTGAAATACTTCCAGCAATCATTGGCTGTATTAAATATCTGTGCCTTTGTTGTGGTATTTCCATAAAGATCTATTACTTGGTCTATGTCTCCTTTATGATATTTATTGCCATTTGCGTCAATACCTATCTCAAAGACCATCCCTGTACCATAGAATATGGTTGTTCCCAGACCTTTTCGTGGCCTATAAACTTCTACGAGAATATCATTTGCACCCTCAACCCATTCCGTAGGGGCATTTACGGCCTGTACGATAAGCCACTCGCCTCCAACCGCATCACCATACATGGTACTGGTTCTCTCAATCTCATAATCGAAGTTTTCCTCAAATTCCGTAACATCACCAGAACCAGTATCTATTGTGCCGATAAGCCTTAATCTATCTCCATGCTCCCATATATAGTCAGGAACTTTCCATCGGAGATTATTAATTCTTGTTTCATCCAAGGTATCCTGAATCATTACTGCCCATCTGTCATGAGTAAGATCCTTGATGTCATTGATCCTAATCTGAAGGAAATAATCCATAGATATATTTCCGGAATAAACAATCTCGTAAGTTGTTGCCCAATCCGGGGGCCGGTGATTTATGTTAAAAGTGAGATAAGCAATAGTTGTTGTAAGAACATCCGGTAATCCATTTGGATTACCTTTCATATACCAGGGCAAATAAATATCGAAGTCATCTGTCTTAATGACTGAGCATCTTCTTGCTATTTCATCTTTATATACAAGTCCAAAGCCATGAACTGCACCATACTTCAATACTGGATACTTTGTGACAGTTCCATAAGAAGTGTAATATGCGCTAACCTCATAGCCATAATCCGGGAAAACATCAGTAAAGTTTCCTTCGCTTGGTGGTGGAAATGTATGATAAACTCTATCTAATGGCCAGAAATCAAGCCAGAATGGATATACAACCGGATCTGCATCTGAAGTTACTCTTGAGGGTCCCCAATTAGGATGAGCCAACATTGCAGCGTTTAGACCTACCGTCACATCATACCAGTTGTCTCCTGCTTGGGCCACATAAGATACAATATATGCGATGTCATTCTTTGTATCATCAACTCTTAGATAATAAACATCACCGGAAGTAACAGGATTTGGTATAAGAACATGGGCGGAGACATAAAATCGAGTGTTTCTTGTTATTTCTCCTCCTGGCGTTGGATCCCAAGAATATGGAGGTTTTCTTTGTGAAATATAAACATCCAGATTAATCGTGGTAAAATCTACTGATATGTCCGAATAATCAACATCAACCGACATATCTGGCTTAATAGTATCATACCCTTCAGTTATCTTTCCAAATACAACCGCATTGCCGGATATCAACTCCATGTGTCCAGCTTTTATTGGCACATAGGTAAAGGGTATGGCTATCGCTTCGGCAGCGATTTGTTCTTTAATCCTGTCGTTGTAAAACTTTATGTCAATATCTTGATTATGTCCGTAAAGCATCTGACATTTAACTTACATAGATTATCCCAAGTGAGTTCCATTCTATCGTTGAAGTGCCGTTTGTGACAATCTGGTTAGTGGTAAAATCAATGATACATCTTATTGGAGATGTTGACAAACTTCCTCCTACAAACGCATAGACACATCCATAGCGGTAACTTAGTGTTGCCGAAGGACCTATAACAACATTGGCCGCATCGAGGAAAGCATTGTTCCCATCATAGGATTGCACTCTTCCGGTAATAGGCATACCTTCTACTGGATAAGGTCCACTGGCTGCGATCCTCCTGTCTACAACACCACTCTGTCCTGCGAATTGGTGTTGTGCGGGATCGGGTGTATATTGGTCATTAAGAAGCATAAGTCTTAAATCTTCTGCTACCCAGGCATCAACTATTGCCTTTTTTACAAATCTTGGTACTACGCTTGCCATGATATTTCGTTTTTAATTAATTCAAAGGTTCTGTCCATAAAAGTATTGTTAAAGTATCACCTGGAGATGATGCAACTGTCATATTTACTGAGAATGGTCCATTAGATTCCATGTTATTCATCTCAATGTAAGTCGGGGTAACGCCATAAACATATCCGGAATTATTTCTTCTAATCATTATTCTCAAATTCAATAACGCACCTTCGCCAAATTGTGAGTGCCAGGGAATACAATCAAATACAACCAATGTTGATCCTACTGCATTATAAGCATTATACTCATCAATATACATGTGAGTTTCACTTGGATGATTAATAACATTAACAGATATTGGTAGCGGTGCAGCTCCCTGGGTTACGGTTAATAAGACGTTATTCAAATAAGGAGTATTATCCTCTATCGTAATTACACCGGTCCTCTCTGCTCCGTTGTTCTGAGAATTTGGGTATAATGCCAGTGTTGTTCCGGAAGCGATCTGGCCTCCTTCCAGTACCTCTACCGCATCATCGTCATTCCAGACAGTCATCCATGCCGGTATATCCCTGACAAACATCGGTATTGTTGGAACTGAATGGGTAATAGTTGTTTCATACTTGATACCGACTCCGGGTGCGCCAATATATTCAAATGCTCCTATGGACGGTATCGCGTTCCAACCATAGCCATCTCCGTCATAACCATTGGCACCGCCCAGGTTAATCCCGGCATTTCTTAGATCTGAACCAGTTTCTAGGTGCAAAAAATCTAGCTTCGGCAAACTACCATCACTTTGTCTTACACCATCTAGGACTGAATCTATAAGACTTTTAAAATCCGCATCTGTAACTGTAACTACACCATTCCATGAATTATGGTCATTGGTTGCTCCGGCTGCTACTACGGCATTAACATTACTGTTTGAATATGCAATATTGTTTCTTAGGATATTTGCGATACCAAGTGGTCTGTTAAATTCAAAGCCGTTATAATTTCCAAAGGCCACATTGTTATATAACCACATGATGCAACTGAAATCTGCCGTATTCTGGTCAAATCCATTAACCATATTTCTAACAGCCAATGAATTTTTTACGGTTCTCAGATGTTCGGTTGCATGGTCAGTAAAGCAAGGTCCTAGTTTAAATCCATTGCCATCAGCCCCACCACCATAAGGAGTTATTCCTTCATCACTATACCCATTCCAAAACGCCCAGCATCTATCTATCTCAATATACCCATCGTGGTCAAAGAAATCCCATCCATCATCACAGCAACACCATGCCCTACACCCATAGAAATATAGAAATGTAGAGGTATCTCCACCTGTCGCATTAAATCCGTTTGCATTTTCATAGTTGTGATAAGGATCTGCAAGGTGATGAGCATCACAGTTTCTCCAAGTAATATGATGTGATTGGTTCACTACAAAACCATATCCACCAAGATGGTCCGCATCGCATAATTCGATAGTACAATAAGTACATGTTGTATGGAATATTCCCGACACTCCTCCTGTCTGCAATGCTGTCTGTGCTAGTCCTGTTACTCTTAATCCCTTAATATTTAGATAGTCACAACTATAAACATAGAGTGCAATGATGTATGTATAAGTCGGAACTACATTATCAAGATTTAATACTGGAGATTCGTCAGGATAATTTAAAATATTGATTGGATTTAATGCTGTACCATGAAGATGATGCCATCTGCTAAATGCGGATGCTGAATTGGCATAGGTCGTTCTGTAAATACCTCCTCTGATATATGCTAGATCTCCGGCAACCATTACGTCATCCAATCTCTCCCATGTTTTAAATGGTGAATTAAATGATCCATCATTAGTATCACTTCCCCAGTTTGCTACATAATAATCTGCACCAATATCTGTTGCTGAACCATATATCCTGGCTCCGACCTGCCATGTCCCATCCTGATTTTGATAATCAGTTAGTCTATCAAGATCCCAAGTAGCACCCAACGCTAAACCAGTAAGATATGTTGTTCCAAGGTTTACTCCATAATTCAATCTTGCGCGTGGAACGAAAGTGATGGTATCAAAGAAATTTGGATTTATAACAACCGAATGAGTATCATAACCTAATGCCCTCCATTGCGCCCAAGTATATATTGAACCCAGATAATTGAATGATGGAAGATTATCTCCTTCTTCGCACCAATATATGTTGTAGTCACACTCAAATCCCGTCAGACAGCCGGCATTGCCTACCCAGATACTATTAATCCCTTTATAGACTGTGTAAAAGATATTGTTCTTAATTTTTGCACCGGACGCTGAACCAACGGGACTTATATCTGAATTTTCATAAACCTCTACTAGAGATCTGTTACAAACTGCACTGGTAAGTGAACTGTAAAGGGTGTTGTTATAAATCTTAATCCCATTCATTCCCTTAACAACTATCCCTGGCTTTCCGTTCTTGACGATATTGTACGCAACCATCCCGGATGTATCCGTCATGCCATTGCTCTTGCGTACAATGCCCATTGGCACTCCGTCAAGATAATTGTATTTTACATGGACATTAATGTTGTATCCGGTAAATATTCCGTGCGTAATGATACTTAATGAGGGTGTTCCTCCCCAGACTAACTTGTTTCCGTAAATAAGCGCACCATCGAGATTGTTATTATAAGCATTGACATTCTCATCTCCAGAGCATAGCATATATCCCTGAGTATTTAAAGAAGAAATGAAGTTTCTCCTATAAATAAGATCAGTATCCGTAAGTCTGGGGATATTAACTCCTGTCCAGACCGGGGTATCTGTATTAATGGTTGATGTGCCTTCTATGAGTAATTGAGCCATTGCTTAAGTATCATCAAATTCATCATAATCCCATTCAAATTCATCTTCTGTTGCCAGTAGAAACATGTTTATTGGCGTAGATGTCGGTGTGCCTAATGCCAGTCCCAAAAAAGCTGGTAAGGAAATTCCACTACCCGTTACAATCGGGAGAGGAATTGTAATAACCAGAGTTGTTAATTCTGTCTGTAAAAGCGTATTGGTTTCATAGGCCCTCTCTTCAGCACTAAACTTATCAATTTCTTCAACCAAAAACCATGTTGACGGATCCTGACTGCTCCTGCCGATGATCTTGATCTTCCTGACCTCCTCTGTCCCGGTGTTTACCCTAATCTTAAGATAATTGTTTAGTGAAATAACCTCTGTGGCCAATCCTGTTGCTATCTCTTCCTCTCCGTTGGGCATTGCCACTATACAGGCCGGAGAATAGGTACTCTCTCTCCAGTCCATGTAAACATAGTTATACGCAAACTGAAAGAGAGTCTGTCTTAAGTTATTAATTTTTCGTGTATCATCAGTCTGATATTCAACTGTAGGAGCAAGTTTGGGTGGCATTGGGGCAAAGTAAAAATTCTCCACCTTCATGGTGTAATAGCAATCTTCTACCATACAAAGTCTGGTCCAATATGCTGTCCATGCAATAGGATTATAACCGATGTTAGATATCACGCATTTGTACATGTATTTGCCTTCCGAAATGATCTGGTTCTCATAGTAATAAATATCATCAGTCCATTCGGTAATGCTTGTGTTTTGACCATATCCTATGCCGTGATAATATGAGGTCTTTGCTCTCTCAATGTCTATCTGGTAGATCGGGTTCAGGTTATCAGTCCATATTATCTTTCCATTGATAATTCTGGCATTATAGATTTTATAATCCTCGTCAAAACCTATTGAATTTGCAGCATCATAATAGACAACATTTTGCGCCCTGGTGTCTATGTCCACTTCTATTATCCATGCTGCATGATAATAATTATCAATGTAGAAGAGATATAATTTCCTATTCTCCGGATCAACACATTTACCATTTAGCAAAATGTTTGAGACATACGAATCAACTTCCGGAAACGGACCGGGAGATGACCGTAATAACCTCACAGATAGATAGTGAGATTTTAAAGCAAAAGAATTTATTGCTTCTCCACTATTATGTGCCAGGTCTATTGTCTGTACAAGTTGTCCCATTTTTATGGTGTATCGCCCCAGAATATGTCAAGTAAAAATGCTTCCGCAAGTAACTCTATCTGAGCATCTGTTAATACAATTCCCGATTTAATTATTCCTATTGCTGTAATTTCATACGGTGGACTATCGGAATATCTGACAACCGTTCTATGATAATTAAAGTCAACGAGATCTCCAGTAGTCACTTGTTCCTGTACTCCGGCACCGGTAAACCATAAGTTGTCCTCGTCATCCAATATAAAGTCAGGAGAACTTTCTAGTACAAATAATGAGCCTGAAGAATATGGAATATAATTGGTTGCAAAATCTCTCACCAGGATTGCTATTCTTCTTCCGTCTGTTGCACTTATTAAGTGATCGCTTTCTATTTCTCCAATCCACAGGAAATCTAAGAGATCTATTACGCTTCCCCAGGCCAGAAGATTTATCAGAACGATTGCATCTTGAGTTATAAGATGATAGTAAGATGTCATGCCGGATCCATCTGGTGCTGCATTGGTCCCTGACAAGTCTAGCCTATCACCAAGTCTCCATTCCCCTACTCCCGTAACCGCATCAAATGTTGTAAGGAATAAACTAACGCTGGTAGATATAAGGTTATTGTTTAAGAAATCATAGTTCCGTTGGCCTGCAACATCTGTACCCCATGTCGCATAAGGAGTAACCGAGTCCAGAAGATTTTCAGATGCGTTAAGTATCCTAAGTTTTGGTAATGATGCCGGTAATGTGAGGATTAGTAATTCATTATTCCGCAAATCGAGTATTTCAAGATCTGCAATAGTGAGAGTATTGACAATAAAATTGATTAATGAATTATCATTTGCAATAAAGGACTGCCACAAAACTGTTCCTGTCGGGAATACGATATTATTAATGTTATTATTGGAAATATCAATCGTTCCAAATCTTGATAGGTAAGTCATACTTATCGCAATCAGATTATTATTGGAGATATCAAACTTACCTGCGTTGGTTCTCCATGTATATGGAACTGATATTGCCGTTAATAGATTGTCTGATAGATCTATCTCTGCATAATCTGTCAATGATCCAAATTTCCATGTTTGTAGTGAAATACTTGTTAATAAATTTGAGGACAGATCAATTTTCTCAAGACTTGTACAAACAGGAGATATTGTGATACTCGTTATTTCTACTTCATCTGCGACAATAGATTTAAGATGTGAGCAGTTATAAATATTAATGGTTCCACCACCGGCCAGATAGGTGTGTTTAATTGCTATTGGCACATCATCAAGAAAATACATCTGGCCAACACCATCTCCCCAATCTATATATATAAATCCATCTCCGGTTAATGTCATTTCAAATTCACCGTCAATGGATGTTACTATAACTACATGTATCAAAATACTCGGTACAATTTCATCATATAACCAAAATTGAGTTCTGGTCTTTAGTAACTCATAACCAAAATCTCCATATTTCCCTGCTCCAAGTGCCGAAAAACCGTATGAGTCAACTGCATCTGTGTTTGGAGCCAGCCACCGGACTTCGCCAGGTACTTTTAGTTTGCCTCCGGCTGTTGCCTGTCCTCCAAGATGATTGAATAAGATAAGCCAGTCTGCCAGTGATGCTATCTTCCATCCATCAGGACAGAATCCCGGTTGGTGGATCATCTGCCAATTATAGAGGCCGCCATAAATATCCCTGTTTGCCTCAATATCTCCATAAACCTTTGATCCGAAATAATTCCTGGCATAGTTCTTCTTCATCCAGGTCTGGGTGCCTATTGTTACACTCTCATATCCTTCATAGACAAACCCTCCTCCAATAGAACCTCCATAATAAGTTGGTAGAATAGCGTCAATAATCAGTTCTACCTCACCCTGTAATGTCTCCATAATACCAATGCCCTGCTGCTCCTCGCTTGAGGCAACGCGCATGTTTAAGGCATCGGTATATTCGCCTGGCTGAAGATCGGCAGGGTTATCGTCCTTATTAAGACCTATGTTAAACCTATGGAGGTCCTTGTTCTGCATTATCTCTTCGGTGTTTGCCTTGAGGTACTGAACAACATCTGCCTGTACTCTTCTGCCGTAAAGATATCTTGGAAGTCACGAAGCATCGCTACTGCCTTGTCGTGATTGTCTTCTCTCCTTGCCTTCTCTGCCTGTGATATTCGCGGATCATTCTCTACCATCTGCCAGAGAATATACGTCCTCACTGCCGGCTCTGCTTCTCTGGGTATGGTCGTGGATCCGGTCAGGTTCACTCCGGATGAGATATATTCAAGGACGATATAATTGTCCGTGATGGTGCCTGTAAAGGCGAATGTGCGTCTTTCTCTGTCAAACCGGTATGAAGCATCACTGATACCGCCAGACATCCCGTAAAGGCCTCCTACGAACTGGCCGCATCGGATATGATCTGAGAAATAGACCAATGATGAAGCATCTGTCGTGTCATTTGCATCTGTGTTGCTGAAATTCTCAAGTCCGTCTGTTGATGTCCTGGGGAGAAGGATCTTATCGTGACGATGAATCACCTTCAGTTTCCCATTGGACGGAATACCCACTTTCAGCCAGTCAACAAAGTCTGCCGGCAGAGATACAACCTTACTCGTTGGATCCACGTTTATATAGACAACCTCAATATTATCAAGATGCCAGAGATTGAGTTCGGTATAACCTTCGATAGCCAGTTGCATCAAATGGAAATAATCCCTCATTGTGTAGTCTTTTACCCTGTTCAGGGTTGACATCACAACCTTTCTCAGACTGACTACCCCTGCTATTTTTGGTGCTGCTATACTCATCTCTCAACTTATTGATTAGGCCTGTTGGCGTTCATGTCGTTTACCGTATCCTCCGGCAGTTTTGCCCTTAACAACTCGATGACCTGTTTTACAAGCAGATCTTCCTGTCCTGATGGCATTGCTACATCATCATAATCATCAATCTGATCCAGAGGAACGATCATCTTTACGTTAAAATATGTTAAGGTTGGTGGTGCTATGTATAATGATATCGGAATATGATCGCATTTGAGAATATGCGTTTCAATGCCGGCTCCCGTGTCGTTCTGTTCCAACCGGAAATATGGCGTTGTGTCTGTGGTATAAACTTCCAACTCGCTGAAGATAGGTATTGCGCCACTTTCAAGGTAGGCAAAGGCTATGTTTTCATTTGTTGCAGATGACACCTGCCGGATCCCCATATTGTTTGGTAATTGTATTGGTGGGTAGGGAAGTCTTAAATTGCCTGTCAAGAAACCTCCGACAACTGCATCATTATACAGAGCAAGTGAGTAAGTTCTTGTCCAGGCATCCAGTTGACTATAATCGCTGAACTTTTTACCATTAAGCCATGTCATATAGACGGCCTGATTATAGGCTATCTCCAGATGTTTCTTAATGATCTCCGGATGGTATTGTGATAACATATCATCCGGCAGTTCTGATGCCAGGAAGTCAGAAACAAGTTCAACGAGATTGATCTTTTTCATTTCTTCTTAGATTTCTCAATTTTGCGACCACCGATATCAATCATCTTCTTACCGGCACTCGTCATCACATTTGACTTGAAAGTAGGCTTACCGGCCTTTCTAGCGGTCAGTCTGCCACCCATGTAGGCTTTCATGCCCGTATCAACGAGCCTCTTGCCTCTCTGGTACTGTTTTGTTTTATCTGGCATGATTACTTCTTTTTTGGTGTTTTACCCTGTGTCCAACCGCCTCCCTTTTTTCTCTTAATTCCCGTGCTTGATGAGCATATTGCATAAGCGGAGGATTTGCTTCTGCCCTGTGCCTGTACTTTGCTTACACATCTTTCTAGTTTCTTTGGCATCTCTTTTAGTTTTAAATACCTTGTTGAATTTTCGTATTAGCGTACTGGACGATATCTGCCTCACGGAGATTAACGCCCATGTATTCAAGTATCATCCTTACAAGGTCCATGTGTTCGTCCTGGGGCCACTCAAACTCTGTTGACGATGCGGCATTATAGGTGATGTAACCCTCAAACTGATTATATTCAAAGATAGGTTCTACCGGCCACCGCCAGTATGCAAAGTCAACGGCTGTAATTGTTATCGGATAGATCTGTATGCCGGTGCTACGCATGATACCTATCGGATACATTGTGGTAGGTGCTTTTGTATAATTGCCTCTCCGCGCTGTTCCTTCTGTCTCCCGAAGGATCTCCACCTGTCTAGGTACAGGGATGGACACACCGTCAATGGTAGTGTCCCTATTATACGTTATCTGGTCCCTGTGAGCATAGTCAGACGGATATGGGAGTAACCCTGCCACGCATGCTGTATTTGACAAGAACATCTTGAATGCCTTCATGTCATCAGCGTTCTTCAGAGTTATTTCTACAAATTCTCTGGGAATCGGTCTGCCAGGTTGGTATTCTGCCGGAAGTCCAAACTTCTTCTTATACTTGTCAATGTTGACAACCTTTATCAACTGTCTGAACCGATCAGGACCCCAGATGTTTCCTGCATAGTCCTTATTCAGAATTAACTCTACCAACTCATACATCTCGAATAAGGTCATCGTCTTTAGTATTGAATGAATATTTCACCTTCCTTGAAAAACATCTTACCCGTCTTTAGCGGTATGTTTACCGTATCTCCTGAGATAACGTACCCTTTCTCATAAAAGATCGTCATTCCCCCTTCATACACCCTCGCCCCCTGTTGCCAATACATACCATTCTGTCTTACCAAAGGTACATCTTTCCCAACCTCCCAATGAGCATTAGCAGCAATACCCATATTAAACTCAGTCCAGGTTCCCCATTCCACTCTCCATGATGGTACCAAACTTTCTGTATCAATAAAGTATGGATCTCTTAACTGAGAATGAGTATCATATCCGTGTTCTCTCCACTGGGTTAATGTATGTCTCACTCCGGCAATAGTAAAGATCGGTTCTCCTGCCTCACACCAATAAACATTATAGTCACATTCAAATCCCTGTAAACAATCTTCTTCCATTACGTTGATATTAATAATCTGTCTTTTGGTATAGAAGATATTGTTCTTGATCTTTGTGTTATGTGCCCTGCCGAATGCGTCAGGATGACCGGAGGATGTGTCGGTGTTCATGTAAACATCAATCAGACCGCGCCAGGTTCCGATGCCTGGACCAACATATACCGAATCTTCGCTATAAAAGGTATTATTATAAATCCTTACTCCGTTCATTCCTTTAACTACAACGCCAACGGCAGGAGGATTACGAATGATATTGTAAGCCACTACCCCGGAAGTATCAGTCAATCCATTTGACTTACGAACAATACCCATTGGAACGTAATTGAGATAATTATACATGATCCTTGCGTCCGTATTATATCCTGTAAATATCCCATGAGTAATTGTATTGGCATTCTGATCTCCGGTCCAGTTGAACTTGTTACCAATTATCTGTTCACCACGAAGATTATTGGTATATCCTGACGGCACTTCATATCCTGCTTCCAGCATATACCCGTTTTTGTTACAGGTCTGAACATAGTTGTTCTTAAAGGTGAAAGTCGTAGGAACGGTTTTTGGAAAGACTACCCCATATCCTACATCGCAGTTGATGGTATCAATCTTTGTCTGTCCTTCAATGGTCAAAACAACTTGCGCCGATAAAATCGGCGGCAATAATAACATTATGAATATCAGCCACTTCATTTTATTGTGAATGTATCATTATCGCTAACCCATGTAATCACTCTTCCACCATATCCGGTAGTGGCATGTGCAGGAGAGGTCCATGTCAGCATCATCTTTTCATTATATTGATTATCTGATCTCAGACTGTCCGGTACTGAACTCCAATCATAATTGGCATCAAAAAATGCCTCTTGCTCCGCTACCATTTTGTCTGCCTGATCGTACATATTATTTATCTTGATCCAATTATCAGCAAGTAAATCTCCGGTAGGAGTAATTACGGGTGGTTGTGAATCTTTTGCTGTTACCGTAAAACTAACTTCACTAAAATTATTAAATGCGTCCGTCGCTCTAATCACTACCGTAACCACAGGATTTGTAATGCTCAAAATAGTGCCAGGAGCCGGTGTCTGAACCACGCTCTTAATGCTACAATTATCGGTCACAATAACCATTGGTACATAGTTAGGTAGTGGAGCTTCACAATTTGCCCCAACCATAACATACTGTGGAGGTATCTGCGAAAGCAGACATGTACAACTGCTTGCAAGAAGCATAACCGCAAAAAGAATTGTTAGTTTTTTCATTATCTTATCGTATTATTAGTTTGAATTTTGGTGGAAGAATTGTTCTTAATAAATCCATTGCCTTGGTGCTATCCTGTACGTCTATGTTTCCGTCATTGTTTATGTCAAAAAACTTTAATCCTACAAGGATACATCCAAGGGTATCAACTTTTCTCAGGTCTTTCATAATGGCTCTTTCCAGTAGCATTTTTTCAGATGCGTAGTTGCCAATATGAATGATTATATTAGACCGGTTTGGTACATCCTTTACAAGAAAACATATTCCAAATTTCTGAGAATGTATGCGTTCGCACTCGTATTCACCTGGGGGGATGCAGGAAATATCTTTGTGATTTTCAAGGTACGGCAGTTCCAGGCTCTTGACCTGGGCAACTACCGTATCCTCGTCAATCACCAAGAAACAGCCTTGTGTCTGCTTCTCAAGATAAGATCTGCCAATTACTGCGAACATTATACAGGCTCGCTTTGCTTAAAGAATATCCCGATCAATGCAACAACCCCGGCAATTACCGATGAAATAAGGGGTAAGGCCTGTGAAGATTGTTCGGGTGTAACAATGCCGAAACCTACAAGAACTGCAAACACAAGTGCGATAATTGATAATACTGTCTGCATCCAAGTTGCAGACCATTCTCTTTTTGTACTTTTTGCTTTCATAATTTAACTTTTAAGTGAATACTAATCTATTTTGAAGATCAATGTTTCCTTCTATTGTAGGATGTTGATCGAAGTTTTTATTTGGAAGGTAAAGACACACCTGTTCAAACCATTTGCGATAAGTAAAGTTCCTGTCCAGACAGTTCCAGAAATAGAATGAAAACGCACCGTTAAAAACTCCGTTAATTTCCGCATCGGCAGAAGTTTCATTCTCTGCACAGGCAGAAAAAATAATAACGTCACCCATAGGATGTATTGCCTTTTTTATCCTGTTGTATGAAGGCAAACATTTTTTTGGAGGCATAAAACGAGCCTTGCTATTCAATGCTCTTGGCTTATTCCCTGAGAAGCAACTGTCGAGAATTAATACGAAAGTAACACCTTGGGGAATGTCTTTTAGCAATTCTTCAGTTTCATCGTCAATGAAGTTCCCGTCATAAAGATAAAGTGTTTCGTCCACGCCGTCAGGCTCATCCCCGTGAACATCCTTCACATAACTTCCGTGACCGCTGTAAGCGACTATTATTATGTCACCAGAAACAGCGTTTTGTTTTGCATAAAGCACTTGATCTCTGAGTGTGCGCCTTGTTACATCACTATCCTTAAACGGTCTTATCTGAAAGTCGGGTATTTGACTTGCTGCCAGCAGCATATCATTATTACATCCGTTCAGATCGTTTTTTGAGCCTTTGTAGTCGTTAATTGATAGCAATATTGCGACCTTATTTGAGTGTTCCCACGCTATCGGTTTTCTTTTGAAGCACATTATTTTAACGCATTAACAATATTCCATAACTCGCGCAGTCCAAAATAGTCCAGTAACCCTACGATAATCGCCACCGATCCAATAAATATCAACAATAACGCCCACCAATTCTTTTTCATCCATTGGTAAGGTTTGTGGCTTCCGGTTTTAACGTGTTCTTTAAACTCTAGAACAACTTCTGCCCTCTTGTTGCTTTCTCTCTGTAACTCCGCGACAGTGCCGTTCAGTTCTTTAAGATGTTCCTTTATGTCTTTAAGATCTTTGTTTGTTATCCATGCAGTTGCCGCAAGATCTTTATGCACACCCTTTATGCCGTCTGTTATAGCATTACGGATATCATTATGAGCATTTAGATTGTTTAATTGAATGTCCTCTACGGCTTTAAATATAAGAGTTAGATCTGCCATTTATATCGCTTGATTAATTGTGTACCAATATTCAAATCCATCATATAGAAAAACAACAATGTTTACAACGCCGGCTGTCTCTACATAGGCGAATGAACTGTTAGATTTACGAAATCCATTGAAGACTGGTATGTGTGTTCCATCTCCAATCAGTCTATAAATTGCCCCAAAACCGGGAATAGGTGTTAACACTATGCTTGGCGCGAGCGTGTCGTTTGTAATTAATGTATGTTCACAAACAGTACATCCTCTATTAAATGGAATAGCTACATTATATGATGCTGTCTGTGCATATAAATCGCCAAAATTATTTGCCAATTTTGCTGTTAGAGCTACACCATTATCTCCTACTAATACCGTTTGATTTGCCATATTCTATTTGCTTATGTTAATAACTCTAGTGTTGCCGATAATGCGTTTGTGAGTTCATAAGATAATTCATTCTGAGTAATCCATAAAACATCTTTATCCTCATTATAAGATATTAATGTTGTAGTTGAAGATTCATAAGTTCCTGTTCCACAAACAAATTCGTATGTCAACGTACTTGGATTAATCCTTAAAACTGAAGGCACAACTGTTTCACCCCCTCCGTTAACATAAGATATTCTATTTCTAATTCCACTAAATATTATGCCATTGCTTGTTATTGCATGGTTATCTTTCATTTTATAATTTGAATACCAATCACCAAATCCAGTTTTAGCATCTACCGCATTAGTGGCACATGGAATAAGTAACTTATCAAACTCGGTAAAATCTATAAATCCAAAAGGCATTCGGGCTATAAGTGTTGATTTGTGAATAATATATATTGGAATACACCAATAACCGCCACTGAGTTCTACCGTTATATCTGAAGAAACTAAGTATTCTTGATAAAACATTATGTAATCTCCGCATAATACCAGTCTTCCAAAATATTGTCTTCCAAGCCATGCGGCATCTCGTATTTCAATATTAAAATATATTGATTTGTTATTAAGATCACTCGCGCTGACAACACTTCTTATATCAACAATCTTTACTATTGGATATTGGTTTATAAGATCTTCGGTTCCTGTGTGTAAAACTCCAAGACTATCAGCAAATGAACAATTCATCATTGCACGAATCTCTGTTCTAAATAGTCCAATAAATAAATAATCACCATCATTTCCAAGACCAGACTGCATAAATTGGTCACTCGATTTTAATAATGTAATCAATCTGTCCCTTGCCTCATTATCGCTTTCACCAGACTCTTTATAGATATTAATCCAACTTAAAACCGCTGTCTCTACGGCTGCATTAGAGTAGTTAGCACCCGTTAATCCAAGTTGATTATACCTTAGATCATAAGAATAGGCAAAATTTATATCATAGGCACAATCAATTTTTGTATCAACCAAAATCCCTGTACCCAGATAATTTAACCAATCAATAACGCCAAATACTATTCCGTCCATATAAGAAAGTTGTCTTCGATGTTGTGCTGTATAGTATAATAATGGACTATTAAGAGACATAAAAGTCATATCCAATACGGAAATTGTTTGTTTCTTAATATTTGCTCCGGATGTATTAAGGCCATTTATGAAATCTACTATTATTATTGTACCTGGATAACCAATCAATATTAAATATCTATCATTTACCAATAAACTTGATTCTATACTAATAGGATTGGGTAGGTATGTTTTTTCCGTAAGATCATTAAGATTATAAATAAGTAATGGCTCATATCTGGTTCCGATAACTAAAACAATGTCCTCAACTTCGTAAACATTTTCAGGATATCCATAAATAGCAGTTAAATTATTTAATTCAGTTATTCTTACGAAGATGTGATTAATGTCATTAAAACTTTTTATCTCGGCAGTATAAATATTTTGATTTAGTTCTTTAATATCTATAGCTAAATAAAGAATATCAAAAACATTCAAATATTCAAAATCCTCATAATCATAATAATTGTCTTCATCGGTTAAGTCTAATATTTCTATTGTTCCTCCCTTATCTGTATCATTTAACTCTCTTATAAGAAATCCTAGCGGGTTAGTGTCTGGATCATAATAAAAAGAAGGATCACTAGTATCTACATAAACAAACTTACTTCCATACGGCTGGATTGCATGATCTCCTCTAGGAAAGCATTCATTCCCTTGATAATCCTCTATTATTGCCATCCATGTATCACTATCATCATATCCATATTGATTATGGAAATTGCATAGATAATATGATACACTAGCACTATTTTCAAAATAATAATCTTCTCTTGTAATTATTCCTCTTGTAATATGATTAAATCTATGTTTATCTAGTAGGTCGGGATGGAGGAAATCACCTGTCTCTCTGTCAATATAGTGAGCATACATAGGTCTGGAAATACCCTCATAAGATGCCATCATCAGATATTTATTAACCTGGGCGGCACCAAAACCATAAAATAAACCTACTGCCCACCAATTTTCATCATACGACGCTTCACTAGTAAATACTGTTGTACAATTATGTGGTACTGCCGACAAGCTAGTAAATGATTCAATATCCGTAATATGTGAACCCATGTCTAAGGCCTCATACGGAGAGTCGGTGTTTGATACAAGTATAAAAGCATTAATAATATTATTTAAGTCGGCAAGGCACCATCTATCCTCTCCGGAATAATAACATCTATAAAATACACGAAGATAAATACTTGCTGTTCCTTCATTTATTTTACTATCATCTTCATGTACATAAATTCTGTCAAATTTTATAGTAGTACCTGATGTTCCTACAAGTTGAGGCAGTGTGGCATTTGCAATAATAGTAGCCTTGATATTATCAAACAACATATCATTTGCTCCAGATCCGTGCGTAGAGGCTTTAATGTACTTGCCAGTAAAAATTGACAATGCAAACGTAAATGTAAATTTTATTCCAAATTTTCGTACAGCAACTCTTTCAAGTTCCTCGTCCGTATTATCAAAAACATATTTCCATTGGTTTTCAACAACGGAATACTCACCTATGCTTGGACTATTAGTCCACCCATGCAGAGGAATTATCAAATTCCCATCTTCAGAAATACCCGTTGATTGATATGTGCCGCGACGAGGCTCTATAAAATTAAATAAATACGGAGAACCGATGCCCCACCCATACGGCCTATCGTACGTTGAATTTTTAAGTACATCTAAGAGAGTAAGTTCAAATTTCTCGTTTTTAGTAAAATCCCAAATGTAAATAGTTGGGTCAAAAGTCCCGTTTTGTGGTGCTATAAAATTTCCTAATAGATTACTATTATGAAGATTATATATTGCCTCATTTTCACTAGATCTAACTGGCACTGTAAAAAGTTTTGGAAAAAGTGAATCTGGAAAAATAGTGAAATATTGACCATTTGAAAGTTGAATAACGCAGACATACCTACCATTAAAATCGTATAAATTAACCGCAGAAATTCCAAGTGATAATAATAGTTTATAACTCATATTATTTGCGTTATATTGATAATTCCTAATTCGTCAAGTTTTACCACATTAAAAGTAAGAATAGATGCTGTTGTTAGCGTTGTATATCTCTGTGTTAAACCATCAATGTAAGTATTACCATCCTGACAAACTGTTTCTATGTTTGTATGGTCATAGTTAATATACCAATAAAATATTATATCAAACAGATTATTAATAGCATAATTAAAATTAGCTTGGAAATGGATTTTTACATTAAAATTACATGGAGCAGTAAGGTTAGTAAGTCTAATATTTAAAATCTTATGTCTAAGCGATTGAGCAAAATTAGTTTGGCGATAAATAATATCATAATGTAATTTTGATGGATAGTAGTTTGGTATAATTATATTTAGTTCAGTAAGTTCCGGATAAATCATCATATTGCTTCCAAAATAATGACTAATCACCGGGGATATAATAAAAGGTTCTAGATCAAAACACAATATCTTTCCGTATGCAAGGTTTCTTTTTATTTCTCCATCAATATAAACAGTATCTCCGGGCATAGTGATTAATAACTTATCCTGTGGTGCTGTTATGGTAAAAGTCCTTGGATCTAATACATTGAAGAGAGTTAAGTTTGGCTCAATAGGTAATGAAATTATGTCAACCTGGGCCTCAATAGAATAGGTTTCAATACTTATCCCATTGAAAAAGGTATAATATACTACATTACCCGCAAGGACCGATTTGCCCGGATAATATTCACGAGTACCGCTTACTAACCAGTTTTTGAGAAGTATGCTCATTTATAATAATCCCCCATCTACTATGATCCAAAGATCATCCGCTATAAGAGACGCTCTTGCCGCTTGGCCACCTCCTGCGACTGAATACTTACTAGCAATTTGAAATGTTAATGAGTTTGCAACATCTCCTGCTGCCCATGCAATAAGTGTTGCGTCATAATTAGTAGAAGTTCCTGGTAGATTAATATCAGATGTAACGGAAACTATGTTTGAGAGATTTGTTGCAGATGCAAGAGAAAATCCTGCCAATGACTGTTTAAAACTAGTGCAAAACCTAAGCATAGATGTAAAATCGGTCACTAGAGATGTATTAAAATGCAATACACTACCATTAAATAATGCACAAAACTGGAACATCCTATTCATATCGGTCACATGGGACGTATTTGGATTATCAATATAATTAGCTGTTAAATTAAGGCAGCCATTAAAAACTGAAACCGTTGTTGACCACTTAATATTCCCCCATTGATCAAGACTAGTTGGCTTTGCACGGTCGGTTCCAGTTTCCGCATAAGCAAAACATGAAAGAGAACCCCTTATCTTCACCTGGTAGATTCCTGGTGCAGCATAAACATGTGTTTTTGTCCCTGTTGTGGTAAATGTTTCTTCACCGCCTCCAGCACCCCAGTCAATATAATAATTTCCTGCGTCTTTAGCGGTAACGGGTAAAATAAAGGTATTGTTTGCGCTACCAGGCAGAGCAGTGTTAATAGTCATCTTAAAATAGGTGTCAATGATATTGCTCTCAATACTTTCTATCACACCATTATATGCTACTACATAGAAATAATATAACTCTCCTGCGGTTAATCCTGTGGCAGTATAAGTATTAACATTTGCGAGCGTAGTTCCTTTCTCAATATAATTTAATCCACCATCCGTAGAGATGTAAATACGATAACCTGTTTCGCTTGAAGAAAGGTCTGTCCAAGATAAATCTACCTCCGTATCTCTATAAACTATGGCATAAAGATCTATTGGTCCAAAGAAAGCTGTTACTGTAAAATTGACAAAACTAGATGCCTGATCTCCAGAAATATTTTTAATGGGATTTAAAGCCGGCCTAGTATAACTAACTGAGATAACACCTACATCACTAAATGGAACTGTTGTAGTAAGTGTAACTACTGCACCGAGAATGTTAACACTCCCAATGGTTTTTCCGGCAATAACAAATGCCGTTGTTGCAGGTATGCTTGTTATATCAAGAATCTGATCAAAAGTTATATTAACTTTATCTAAATCTGTATTGGCTATCTCAGCAGATAAAGGATAAGGTCCTGATACAATAGTCCTATTGGCCTTTATGCGGCCACTTGATAGTATTCCCATTTCACTTATTCCTATTTGTTTGAGTCCCATGACCGGTTATTTTAAGAACCAGACCTTGAAGAGTCCCAATGTAGGGACCAGCTTTGTGTATCTACCTTCAAAGATGCAGTATTGAGGATATGTGTAACCGAGATATTTTGGGTTTACAACCCTAGATACGCCTGGTCTGCCGCCTTTTGCAATGACGTACTCCTCCTCCATCTCGTCCATCGTATCGCCATTCTCATCAAGACACATAAATGCCGTGACTATTTTTCCAGTAAAATCGTGTGCTGCCGGGGAGATGATGTCCCATACTTCGGGTGTTCCTGCTCCTCCATTGCCTATTGCAACGTCATTTTTGTTTGTCTGAAAGCCACTCATGGTAGTCTATTTTTTTGTTAAAGTTATAAAAAGCATCAAATATAAAGACAGCGGATGTGCTATTATCCGCTGCCAACAATTTCTATATGAAAGAACATGGTTGTATTTATACAACCGCTTTCGCTCTCTTCGTTTTTCCAATAAGATCCACTGTCTCCTGAAATTCCTTGTTTCCCATGTAGTAATCATACATGGCATCGTTGGGATCCGCTGACGGAGGAACCTTTATTATCTTGGTGGCCTTCTTGCCTTCCTCAAGCCAGAGCCATTCCTTCTTCACCACATCGTATTTAAGGTATCCCTTATCAACGATCTCCTGTATCTTTCCCCTGATGACGATCAGTTCTTCCATATTCGTCATCTCCATGAACTTCTGATGACCGTGTTGCGGGTCACGCATGACCTGGTGTTCTATGGCCATCTTTACCTGGGCAAAGGTGAGGTTATCAACATTCTTGATGAAATAGGCTTTGGCCAGTGCCCTTAATCTCTCTTCTGAAAGTCCAAAGTCTTTGTTCCAGATCATTGTCTTTACACCTGAGATCAGGGATTCTCTTTCTGCCTTTCTCTCTGCATCCGTGATCAGGTCCTCAAACATGAACTTGATAGTTTTGCCCTGGTTCTCTCCACCCTTGCAATACTGTGACTTGGTGTAAAGGAACCACACCAACTCGATATCCGTTTCCTCAAACGGTCTGCGGCCATTAAAACGAAAGTTCTTTGGTGTATATTTTTTCAGTCCGTGTTCTTTGATGATCACGTTCTCTGCATATCTCCACTGATCTGTGCCTAACTTTGTCTTGACTGTTGCTGTCAACGGCCAGGACATTGAGTTTGGTTTATCCGGGAGTTTATTCTGCTTTGATCTGCTCGGAACAATACGTTCCGGAGGGTAGATAATTGTCAACGGCCACTTTCCATGAAAGCGTTCATTGATTGTTTTCACATCTGTTGGTGCCAACTTGTACGGTTCTTCATTCTTGTATAACATAGCCTTTAAGTATTGGTTTAAAAAATCAAAAAGGAGAGAGGTTTTTAAGCCTCTCACCTTTTATGTTAAAGTTAGACTTCCATCAAAACGAACTGGTTGCCTCCACGGAAATGCGCTCCAATATGCGCACGCATGTAGGTGTACCTGCTGTCAAACTCAGTTACCTTCAGTCCTTCACCGGCACCGCCAACCTGCCAGACTTCCATCCTGCGGTTGTACTTGCCAAGGCCACGATAGCGGCATCCAATAGATGACACCATGTTGCCAGATACAGGATCCTTACGTTTGTTGATAGGCATCCAGATACCCATTCTCGGAGCCTCATAACCTGTGGCACCGTAAAGTTTTGGGTTATTGAATACGCCCATCCTCTTCATAAGGAACGTCCTCTCGGACTTCGTGAGGTAGGTGAAGTTCACTGAAGCACTCAGAGCTTCGTTGTTGTTGAAAAGAACACTGTTGGTGGCCTGTTTCGTATAATTGATATTGGTGTTTGCGAAATACGTTACAAGTCCATTCTCAATGTCCTGATGGAGAGATATACCCAAAAGACCAAGGATGTAGTTTCCTGCATGTTCACGGTCCAGGGTATTATCCATTTCATCAAATTCGTCAACATCAAATGCTCCTTGAGCATAGGTCTGCTCGTTCCCTACTCGTCTGATGTAAGGAATCATACCTTCAGTGGTCTTTATTGGCCGGCCCGTGTCCGGGTCTATCAGTCCTGCGTTGGTAGTGATCTTGTTCCACAGCAATGCTCCGTCAATTTTCAGAGCCATGCGATAGTCAATATCTACCTGTCCAAGAAAATAGTATGCAGGGATAGCCTGTCCACGACTGGTCACGTTGAACCATGTCTGGTTGACCATTTCTGTTCCGGTGTAACCGATGGTTTCCTTGATGATCTGAGCCACGTTGTCATACCTCCAAACGCCACGAATGGCACCATCTGGCTGACCTGACCCTTCTGACCATGCATCTGTGAAAATCACAAGTTCTTCACCTGCGGCAAGAGCCGGGAACTGGTCTGATACCTCGTTAGGCTCAACGGTAAGAACCGGTGCGCCAGGAACGGTAGTGTCAATGTCAATGATCGAACCCGGAACTTCATTTGGGAATAGGATCTGATCCCAAAGTCTTGGATAGAAGTTATTATTCACATCAAGGTCCTGTGCATCCAGGGTGAAGGAGATAGGATCTCCTACAGCCGGTTGTACAACGGGATCAAGGACATGTATAATCTCATGTATCCTGTTCTCTTCCCAATGTCCGTATTCGTCAAGTGATACCTGTTCCTCAAATCCCATTGATCTGAGTAACTGGAAATACGATGCTCCCTGATCGCCAAAGCGACTGAAAAGCACGTTCAGATTCTCCGGTTTATGAATATCAAATCCGGATACAATGTCTGAGGCATATATTTGTGCGATTGCTTCTGGTCCCATTTTATAGGATGTTAATTGTTAAACATAAATATTTGCCTCTCACTCTACTGTTATCTCCGGTCCATCTCAGCCTGGAATGCCTTCTTCTTGGCCTCTTCTTCTTCGTTTATGTCTCCACGATCTACGAGAGGCTGATCATCACCGCCCAATTTTGATGGGTTGTGATAATACTTTAAACTTTCCTCTTTTGTCAGACTTCTTGCCTTCTCAAAAATAGCATGATTGGCAAGTGCTTCATTTCTGGCCTTGATTTCAGAATACATAAATCTTGCTATTATGTCAATGTTTTTCTCATTAGCTTCCATCTGGTTGCTGATAGCAAAATCCAATGCGTCTTTCTGAACGGCCTTTAATGTTTCAGGGGGTACAACAAAGTTTATAATAGGTTCTTTGCTGTTCGGCAGGAAATAGGGTATCGTAGATAACTTCTCTCCCATTGCCTTGTTTGCCCTGTCCCAGATAGTGTTTGCCTGGGTAGTCTGTTCTGGAGTCCATTGAATGATCTTTGGCTGCTCTGGTTCCGGTTCGGGGATAGTCAATTTCCCCTTTAATGCTAGAAGCATTGCTTTAGCCTTGGCTCCCTCTTGGGCAAGGCCAATTTTGTTTACTTCCAGATCTTCTTCGTCCACTTGTGAAGGATCCACATTATAGGTTTTCTCTATATGCTTGCGAAGTTGTGGCTCCTTTACTATGAGTTCCGGGTTTTCCAACTGTCTTGCCAGGATAATTGCGTTCATGTAGTCCATGTTCGCAATGTCAGATCCGTGCAAGCGGTTGAATACATCAAAACTCTTGATGCCTGTCGTTCTTACAAACTCGTTGAACAAAGCCACATCATCGTTTGCAAAGTTCGATTTCGGTTTTGTCGCAAGTTTGCCGGAGAGATCGTTCTTCTCTGCGGTAAGTGCGTCAACCTGTTGTCTCAACTGGTCGGCCTCTTTAAGTCTTTCAGGAATATTGATTTTTTTCAACTCTTCAACTGATGAAAACTGATCACCGAAAATCTCTTTCAGTATGCCAGTCGCATCAGCCGGGGGTGCTGCTTCGCTCTTGGGTGGTACCGGCGGTTGTGCCGGTGGTTGAGGTGGTGCCGGTTCTCCGGCAATTTGCCGCATGATATCCTCTGGATCCACGCCCTCAATACCTTTTAACGCATCTAATTCTGCTTCTCTGCCTTGTAATCCTGGTTTTGTCATAGCAATGAGTTTAGTTACAAATATAGTTTATTATGCCGATTGTGCTACTGGTGCCTGTGATGCTACTGCAGTCTTTTCGATGGCGTTCATCGTTGACTGAAGAGCAATCTTTTCTTTCTCCCTGGTGTGATTCAGACCTGCGTATTTCTCTTCCAATTCTTTTAACGCAGTCTCAAACCTAATCTTTTCGTCAGTCTCAAACCTAATCTTTTCAAGTTCACCCTTCTGCTTTGACTGTATGCCTTCCAATTCTCTTTGCTTGTCCAGCATCATATTTTCTCGCTGAAGCTGCAACTGCTGTTCTTTATTTTTTGTACTCCGATAGTTGAGAAATGCTTCTGCATATTTGAGATTTCCGTTCTCAAGTAATCTCTCTATAAGCAAAAAGTCAGGTAACTCGATTCCTTTGTTGCCATCCCTGTCAGTTGCCATAGCCGCTATCGCTGCCTGGCGAATGGTTTCTTTTCGTTTCTCGGTAGGTTTGGCCTCGTACTTGATATAGTAATTGGCATCAACGACATCGGCTCCAACACTGATGATCTGTACTCCGGCCCTGCCCAGAACCGGTACATAGCCATCGTATGCCTTCTTGTTGTGCTTTATGAGTAACTGCATACGAAGACATACATTCTTTGCCACCCTCTCTTTTGTCGTGATATAAGCGTTATAGATAGGCCGTAAGGCATTGTTTGTAGCAGCAATAGCCAGTTCTGATCCGCCAACGGATTGTTCCGGATTCGGATTAGACGCATCTGCGACTTGGTTGACACCTGTTACCTCCCTGATGAAGTTGATATACAGGTCAAAGATCTTAATAAACTCATCAAGCTGCTGGCCCAGACCTCCACTGAGTTCCTGAATAGGCCGGTAGCCTCCCGGTATGTTTGGCTGACCCTTGTGGGTCGTGGCTTTGTAGAGTAAGTCTCCACTCTGCTTCCGGATCTTCAATATTTCCAAAGGCTCCATCTTGTTACCGCCAAGTTTCATATTCTGAAGGGCGGTGTATTCGATAGAGATACCGGGAGGGGCGGCCATCGCCAGCGCATTTTGCAGCTTAATGTGAGCCAGTGCTATCTGGTGCAAGCACGGCTCGGCAGACATAACGATTGACTTATCTGGTCTTTTATAGAAATGATAGGATAATGCTACCTCTTTACCCTCTGGCCTGGGTATGTCGTGTTGTAGGCCGAAATCATACATAACGTCTGTTCCAATAACCCACTTAGCCTTGTAAACGACATGAATATCATAGACATTTGTTTTCTTCTTCTCTGTGTCTCTGACCATTCCCCAATCTTCTTCATAAGTAAGATCTTCGCCATATTGTGTTTTCCTGGTAGTCCAGTATTCGCTATTGACTGACTTCCATTCAAAATCCAGGACATCAATTTTGAAATTACCCCATTTATAAGTAGCATCCTCGCAAGAAACACCTATGTCAAGATCGCTGAGAGTAATGTTACCATTAATCCCGTTGTATTGTTTTGCCAGTTTATTAATAACTGTCCGGTCAACACTTGGATCCTGCTTAATGATCGTTTCTACGGTTTCCTGCACAATCTCCCCGGCATATCTCATGTTCCTGTGATCGTAGGAACTGGAATACTGGCCTACAAACATGGCGGGATCCACGTACCTGGTCTTTACCTTTCCAACATAGTTGTCCGTATAGTCTTTTACACAAATGGCGTTGAATGTAACCATGTCACGGACCATCTTCATCTTTGTCTGTTTCCAATCGGAGATGTAAAAGGTATAATCAAGACCCTCTTCCATCTCTGTCTCCCGGCTCAACTTAAAGCCTCCCATGCTTGTGTAGAGATCCAGTTCCTCAACACTCTCCGGCATAAACTTCTTTCTTTTTTCCAGGCCCAGGCCGGCTTCGATCTCATTCACCATATCTGCAAACTGCATGTCAAATGCGGTACGCAACTTCTGTTCTTCTTTTTCCTTGCTGCTTTTTGGGTCAACGGCTGTGGCTACAACCTGATGCTCTGTCTGCTCCATCATGCCCTCGATCACGCGCATGAACTTTGGCATTACTGAGAATACGTCAAAGTCCACGTTCATGTATCCTTCCATAGCACCATCTTCCTCACTCTCATCCAGAAGGATCTTTTGATACTTCAAAACATTCTGGTTGCCGTTGGCTAGGTCACGGAGTTCCTGTATCTCTTTAAGTCTGTTGTAGGGAATACATGTGAGGTTTTTCAACCATTGCGAGACAATGGCCTCGGCCCATTTTTTTGCCCAACTCTTCCCCTTCTTTTTCGGATTAATATTATCGTCTGGGAACGGATATGAGCCTGTGCTATACTGGTCGTATGGTACTACCATTCTTAAAAATTTTTATAAAGTTAGATTTTTATTTCGGCTTGTAATATCTTTTCTTGATGTAAGCGTCTATCTCGTATTCCTGTTCATCCAACTTCGCCATCTCATCATAGATGCCGTGTGTGCCAAGCAACGCATATCCGCCTGCCGTAAACAGGTCATAGTTAGTCATATCTTCCGGCCCCTCAATGTCTCTACATTCTTCCAGGACTTCGATATGTTTTTCCGTATCTGCCTCGTTCTCTATCCAGGTCATCCATTCGGTGAAGATATCCTGTTTGATCTTTTCGCTGGTCTGCCCTCCGGGTGTCTTGCCAAACTCAAAGGTTTTTGGATCCACTTTGTAGAGCAAGTATCCACCATATCCTCTTTCATCAAAATAATCCCAGAGAAACGGTACGTTTATTTCCGGAAACATCTGTACTCCGTAATAGACGCACATCTTTATCATGTCCTCGCCATATTCATTCTTGTCAAATGTCCTGTTGGCATAGGTACATGCGAAGTTGCGCCTCAGACTGAAATCGCCATCCTTAAGTTTTCCTTTCTTAACAACGGCACCGCCACCCTTTGATTTGCGGTTCCCCTCTGTCTTATTGAACTTAAACGGGTCCCCTCCGGCCACACCCCATTGAGTGTTCCCTGGCATCCATGTCTCTTCGTCCTCGCTCCAATATTTGCGATTTGCCTCTCTCTCTTCAAGTTGGTGGCTTACAACGAATTTTCCAGTAGGCTTTAGACGAAAAACGACATCCGAATCTCTTTTGTTATCCTTCCACTCAAAATCTCCCCTGGTTGTCATTGCACGGCTGAATGACAGGTCATCAATGTATGTCTCCAACTTATTCATATTGAATCCGGATGACTTTGCTGCTGTGCGGAAACACTCTGCAAACCTTATCGGGTATAGCCGGATCTCTTCCGAAAGACCTTCCTGGTCTCCGGCATCTATATAACCTTTCCTTCGGTTTAGAAGATATTCTCTGGCTCCGATCTTATGTCCGATATACTCTGCCTGGCGTTTATTTGGTGTTCCGACAACACTCATCCCATACTCGTCAATGAATCCCTGTAACCCATCGTCCGCAGGAATGAATAAGACTGCCAGTCCGGATCTCGTTTGCCCGTTTGGAGTCCTGATGTAGTAATCACTCATCATGCACTGATGTTTGAATACACGGCCACCACCACGCTCCATCTCGCCAACGGTTGAGGTTTTTATAGTATATCCAATGATCTCAGATCCCATGACCAGACACTCTTTGACAACCGTGTGCCGGTCCCAACACGACAGACCTTTCTTTAATTTACCAACCTCGTCATCGTGATGGAAGTACAGTTTATCTCCGTCATAGGCTGACGGATCGGCCATTTCGTAGTTTATGCCAGACTCAAGACCCAGTTCTGATGTTGACAATGCTCCCCGGCTTGACAATCTCTTTGCCGGTGGAGAGAAGGATAGTTCTGATTTTGGAGAGGTAGATCCTTCATAGTTAGGTTTGAAGAAGAATGGCAGTTTTTTCCAGGGTCCTACAAGGTGTCTCAGGAAGCATTTGCGGGACTGTTCATCATTCATGGATTGGATGCCTCCCCAGGCTCCCATCGTGCGACTGATGATCTCGTAGTTGATACACTCGGCCTTATATGTGGCTCCTTCCCTACGGTGTTTGGGATAATTGAACCCGTAAAACAATCTTTTGCCAAACTCTATCCACTCATATTCCCCGGCATTGTTCTTTACCGCAAACCCCTTTCCATCGCATCTGGGTGCTTTTGTCTCATTAAAGATCTTTCGTGCAAATAAGAAGAACCTGCGGTCTCTGTCCCTGTATTTTGGCAGTCCAACGTCAATGTTCCACCACGCGCAATAGAAATAGTGCCATCCATCTATGTATGTCGGCACCCCGTTGTTAAAGAACCAGTATCCATTGAGCCTGTAATACCAGGATTTTTTCATAAACTCTATCTCATGCTCGTAGATATCCTTGTTATTCTCTATCTCGGCCCAGATCTCGTCAAGGGTTTCATATTTTATCTGAAGTTCCTTGAGTTTTTTTGACAGTCTTGGCGGTTGCCATTTCTGTTCTGCAGCCGGTAGGCCAAATCCGTCTATCAGATGATAGTCCGGTGCTTCAGGAAGATCTATTTTTATCGGGATAAGATCTTTGTCATCCTTATTTACCCATACAAATCTGTCCGCATAGTCATACTGCGCCAATATTGTTGGATTAACCTCTCTGCCATATCTCTTTAAGAGTTGTAGTGGCCCCATGACTAGTTATGGACAAAAAGTGGTTTCTCTATATGGATAATCTTCAATGCCATTTTTCTGCATAATGCACCACATTCTACGGCAAATGTACCATCTGCCGAGTGGTTTGTGTTTTTAAAGCCAATCTTCTTTGCAATATCCAATCTGGTTATAAAGGATCCCATGTCAATGTAGTCTATTCTTAACTGTGACTGAAGGACTCCGTACTGAAGATATGAATGAAGGGTGTCGCAAAAGACAAGTCCTACACGGGTAGTACAGAGCCTCAGCATCATCTCTACAAATTTCGGAACATAATAGTTGTCATCATTGGTTATGAGAAGATAGTCTGAGTGGTTGAATGGCAGTTTTTTTAACTGCAAGTCTCTGTTAGGATGGCCAAAGCTGCCATTTACAGATGGCGTTTCTATAAAAGTTATCCTTTTATCCTGTTCATATTCGCGCATGTATATTATCATTTCATCCGGTGCCGGTCCGTCATGAACGACATACAATCTCCATCGCGGATCTGTCTGAAGCTGCAAACTGGTTATGAGAATACGCAAAGGCAATGTCCTTTGATAAACCGTGCAGATTATATGTAAAATGCCGGTCATCTTTTTCGGTAGTTATTCTCTGGATAAACGAGGTTATAATGCCCTCTTCCGGATATCAACCTCTCTTTGCTGTTGTATCCGGAGTTGTGTATTTCAAAGGCTTTTGCCTCCTTGTTTGAGCCGATCCAGAACTCTCTTTTAAAACGCCAGGGATCATCGAGATAGGAATGGTCAAGTGTGTTGATATAATCTGTTCTTGCCCACCAAAAGTTTCCGGAGAAATGCGGCCAGTATCCCAGGGGAGTATCTTTATTCCACATCACTCCGCAGCAATCATATCCTTTCTCAAGAATCTTTATGCTGTCACACCATTTTTCTATGGCAAAATATTCCATATATCTTCTCCATGATTCTGTTGGTGCGGTGAGTTGAGTAATGCCTTTAGTGTGAAAATAGCAAACATAGTCTCCGGGGTTTTTTGCCGAATAGTCTCTTATAAACTTTAAAGTATCGGACTCATCTTTGTTATCGTCATAGACCATGATGGTGATCTTAGAACTATCCATCGCGCTATCAATCTTTCCACAGAACCACCTTAACCACTCCAGATGCTTGGAAGACTTTTCTGTTTTCGGATTAATTACCCCAATATAAAATTTGTCACATGCTTCTAACAGGCCCGAATTGATTACGTTCTCCATCTGGTCGGTAATCATGTCAACACAATGATCTATCAGATACACATGATAGGCAGCAACGATCTTTTTCATAATATCTTGATATCGGGAAACATTACAATGAATTTTCCATCATACTGACCTTTTAAAGACTCGATGATGTAATCACGAAAGTTATGAGCCAGGATAAGGATGTAGTCAATATGGTTGTCTTTTAAAACATCCCGGCTGACTACCTCTATGCCGGTGCCTGGCACGAACTTATTTTGTTTGAAAGGGGTATCATCAATGATGAACTTCATAATGGAATAGTCAATTCCGCAAGTGTTTAGAAACACACAACCCTTTGCGGCCGCACCAAACCCTGCGATGACCTTTCCCTGAGAGATCAGGTCCGCAATGAACTTCTGAAACTCCTCAATCTTCTGGTGTGTTCGTTTGCCCCATTTTATGCAATACTCTTCCGTAAGTGTCTTTTCAAGATTGAGAAAAGATGCTATGGTGGTATCCGGTGTTCGTGATGATGTTTTCTTGGCACTCAAGACCCGGAGGGTGCCGGCGTGCATGTCGTGGTAAGAAACATTGATGACCTTTAACCCTTCCTGGTCAAGCAGATCTATGATGTTTTGCAGACAGTAGTAGTACACATGTTCGTGATAGATCTGGTCGTAGTTGTCGTTGGCAAGGGTTGTGAGGATATATGGAAACTCCAAGCACCATATTCCATCGTTTGTGAGTGACTGCCGGATCCCGCGGACGAAAGACCTGATAGGTTCGGTATGCTGAAATACGTTTGTTGAGGTGATAAGTTTTGCCTTATATGGCAATCTGATCTTATCGTCAAAATACTCGCAGATATATTCGATGCTGATCTCCTTATTGATGTCAATGAAGCTGCGGCTGCAATCAATGTTGATGTATGTTGGGGACCGGTTCTCTTTCTTAAACTCCAAAAGAAGGCTTCCATCATTGCCGCCAATATCCACAACAATATCATCCTTCTGCAATGTGATAAACCACGACAGGTAATCATACATGTTGGCGCAATGGTCCAGGTATGGCTTGTTGACTCCGGAACGGTAAAGATAGTTCAGAAAGATGCCGTCCCGGTCAACACACTCGGTCAGGCTGGTCAACTTACTTTCCGGGAAGAATTGAATAGCCAGGGGAAATTTTTCGCAGTCAAGAGATTCTTGCATTGTCAGGCAAAGGTTATTTACCAATGGCACTTTGCCCAGGTTAAGGTATTCTACGGACTCCTTACTTCCACTAATTGGACATTGGGTTATTTTCATGGTTTTGAGTATATCCAATATTCTGCATTAAAGCGATCTGTCTGATCTATTTCGGAAAGTGGTTTTAGCCGTGATAATCTTTTACGATCAAACCAAAAGTAATTTCCGGAAAATCTTTTGGGTATAGACAGGTAGTTTACCGAAGAGATATCATATCCTGTTTCAATAAGATCCTTATGATGCTGCCACTGACTGAGCATTATGAAATTAAGAAACATCCTCTCTTTCGTCTGCATGGTATCTTTTGGCCTGGTTACACCTTTGAGATGAAAATAGAAACCAACATAATTACTGGGGTCCTGCTCTATAAGTTTCAATGTGGCAAACTCATATTCAAGAGGATTTGTTGTTTGATAGCATAATGCAAACTTCATTTTTGGATATAATAATTGCATTAATTTATCAATATCTTGTTGTGATCCAATACATCCCATCTTAATCTCGGCACAACTATCGTAGAGATGGGATGCAACCAATATATTCAACTGTTCATTTACGATAGCCTCCCAGTTGTTGATGAGGTACAGATGCCAATAGCCTTTTATAATCATGTGTCCTTGATTGAGATTGGTGATTCTCCGTTCTGTGTTTTTTTCGCAATATCCTCCGGTCTTAACTGCAATCGCTCATCCTCCATGTAACGTAGGATCTCATCCTTGAGATATGGATTGTTATCCTGGTTGAGTATTTCCATAAGCGTATCTTCCAACTCCGTCTGAATATTTCGCGCGTCACCGATTTGCTTTGTAGATCCTCCCATGATATCCAGCATGATTGAGTAGTAGGATGTCTCGATGCTAACAAGGAAAGCATATTTAAAATTTCTGTGGAGTCTGACATATTCTACTATTTTTTGATTTACAATTCTGTTTCTTCCTTTCAGTAGATCTTCTATTGGTGGCGCAAAGATACCTCCTCCGGTGTCTTCAAATCCTACATCGTGGGCCACCTCAATCTTTCTCTTCAGGACATCGGAGTATTTCTTCCGGTAGGGGGAGTTCTTATCATACATGCAAAGGATATATTTCAACAATAGATCGTTGTCGATGCCCTCTCCGGGATCCAGCCGGAACGCGCGGACCTTGGCCAACTCCTTGTAAAACTTCAGCACACCGGATCCCTCCGGTACCCTGGCCGGATTATACATCATCTGGGAAAACTCTCTCTCGTTGAACTGGCTCTTCATAGTTTTGCAAAGATATATCTGCGCTGAACTCTCCAGTATTTATTCCCTCCGTCAATGTTTGCATGAAGGTCATACTCCAATGGCAGATCAGTAATCTTCTTCATCACAACCATGTCTCCCGGATTGATAGATACCCCTTCATCCGTATGCCCGTCCACATAAGCCTCATTTGGCCGGCCTAGGTATTTTACTTTTCCGTAAACAACTCCGGTAAGCGATTTTTTATCAGAACGAAACATGGTCAGGCCAACCTTCTCCATCCTCTTATCCTGGGCATTGATCTCCGGACTGTCACATGGCTCGATCAGACAGTAACCATTGATAGGAACTATTATCCCATCTCTTACTGCGGCAAAGATATTCTGGTATTGTGTCCAGATGTATTTCTGGCCATCCTCTACAATGGCTCTCATTGTTTCCGGACGCAATGCGTTGACAACGGCCAGGTAATAGATCACAACCCTGTCACCTAACCTGAGTTCAAGAGGTGTTTTCCAGGGCATCCCTATGTTTGGGATCCCAGTATAAGAAAGTCTTTTGGGAAGACCGTAGACAATACCTGTAACCGTTGCATGTTTCTCAACCTCGAAGGTGGTATCAATGTATAGTTCGGTTCCATTCTTAAGTTTAATCAGATCATTGTCCTTGTCTAATCTTATCATTACGAAGTTGCCGAATGTTTGCTTGTGCTGCATAATCCTTGTTCTTAATTGCTATTGTCTGTCCGTTAATTTCCTCAAACCTTATCTGTCCTTTCTTCTCAAGCGTTTTAAAACGGTTAGCCATCGCCCTTTTATTCTTGCGTGACATGTTTTTAAACATGAGCAGTTCTGTCTTTCTGAGATTAATGTTCTGGCCGTTGTATTTGATTACCACATAGTCGTTGATAACCTCTGTTGCCTTTGGCGGTTCCGGACGAGATACTGGTTTGGTCCACAACCAGTATCTTATCCTTCTCCATAACTTTTTCAGAAAAGTTACCATACCGGAGGTTTTTGAGATTTAAACTTTACGTTCAGATCTGCAATTTCCTTCTCGCCTTCGGCAACCACCTTGGGATTATCGCTCTGCATCTTCGCGCGCGCAACAGCCATTGTGGTTTTGATGTCATCCATCGTAAGCCGTTTCTCCGGCTCTGGTGGTACAGGAATAAATTTTGGTTTTTCTTCCACTGCTGGAGCCGGCACCGATAATTCCTTTACGATGTCTTTCTTCACAACGGGTTTTTTTGCCACTGTCTTTTTCACTACCACCGGAGGCGGTGTTACTTTTTTCTGTGTCAGTTCTTTTTTCTTTGTCATAACTCTTGATTTTAATTGGTCAGTCAAATTTATGAAAAAACCCCCTCATTGGAAAAACGAGGGGGCCGTTCTTGCTATGAACAAGAAAGCAGAACATACAGTCGGCATCTGTATGGTGTCAAAGTTATATCTTTTTCCTTGTTCCATTAAATTTTCAGGTAAGTATGTTTTACTATCGTTCACCGGTTAATAGATCTGCACGAAATTGTTCCAACTCTTTCTCCAATCTTTCATCCTCAATTTTTTTTCTTTTTTCAAAATCAGCAAAAGATTCTTCTTTCTTATCATTCTTAATCATTCTTGTTTGTTGTTGGTTGTTTGTTGATTGATTGTTAATTGGTGTGTTAGTTTGTTTGTTGGCATCGCTTTCCTCGATTTGATAAGCATCATAGTTGCAAATAGTTATAATACTATATTTGTTTGTTGATTTGATTGTTATTTCGCCTGTTGATTTTAGACGGCCTAAACTCGTTCTAATTGACTGGTAACTGACACCAGTTGCGCGTTTGATGCTATTTAAACTGCTGATTGTTGATGCTTTGTTGACCATAATGCCTTTCCACTTCTTATCTTTATGATTCACAGTGAGTAATAGGTAGAGAAAAATTCGGAAAGTATTGTCGTCTTGAAACCACTCCCAATTCAGTATTTTTCTGTGTATTTTAATCCATCCTTCCATAGTCACACTTTTAAAGGAGAGGCGTTCCCCCCAGGGGTGTGACATCCGCGTTTGGCAACAGCAGATCCCTGGGGAGTAGCCTCAGTATTTTATTGATAGTCACACTATTTTTTATCCTGCAGAAGTCCATTCTTCTTGCAAAACCTTGTTACTCGTTTATAAAGTTCCGGTTCCTCAAGCTGTAAGCGCATATTCACCCTGCGCATCATCGTGTAATCCCTCTTTGTGGTCCCCCATAGATGAGTATATTTTAACTTATCAGGGATCACGGTGACATCTTCTGCAATAACCTTGACCTTCTTGCGGAGATTGTGCATCTTGATAAGGCTGGCAGCGAAATACTGCTCATGGAAGAGGTTCTGGTGGATCAGTACGCCCTTATGTTTTCGGAAAAAGATATCCTGGTTCTCTTCGGCAAAGATGTATTCCGCGGAACACTCAATCCACTCCTTAAAGAACTCCAACTTATTACCCCCACAGATCCCGCAGTTGTAGGCAAAGTCCAAAACTTCGTTATCAACAATTTTCTGAGGCTTTACCGGAGCATCAGCGAAACATGGCCGCATCATGTCGTAATACTTATAGCCGTCCAATTCCATTGGCTCATGGCTCTGGAAGCAAAGATCAGCCTTGAGGATACGTTTGGGCAGAGGATCCCAGAGAAACACATCATTGTCAATATGCACGAAAGGTACTTCCTGTTCGTTATAAGCAAGGAGTTTGCCATACGCCCAGAAGAAGGCCGACACTCGGTTCATCTCCTTCAACTTGTCGTTATAATGGGTTACTGGTAGGCCGATCTGTTTAAACATCTCGATAGCCCAGGGAGTGCTGACCATGTGGACCTCTTTAAAATGTCTTGAGGCACACCATACAGCCAGTGCGGTAGTGTATAGGAAGTCCGAATACTTTACGAATCCGCACTTGTTTACAAAATCTTCATCAGAATTGAAATAGGAAAAAACCACTCTGTTTATCATAATTGCCGATATTAGGATAAAAAAAGGGGGAGGGTTAGAAAGTCAGGTCAGACCCTCCCCGGAAACATGGAAAAAAGTATTAAACAAAAAGACCGCCAATGGCGTCACCCAGGTAATAACCCGTAGTGTTAGCATATCCACCGCAAAGGATGTCAACTGCCGTATCGAAACGCCACCGCAGTTCATTCTTATCAATGACTTGGGTTACGCATTTGTGGATGTGGTGATACTGATCACCGTCCTTGTATCCCTCCGGCTGGTAGTCCAGCTTCTCGGTTGCGAGAATTTTGAGGTCTATTTTTCCCTGAACATAATTTATTGCCATTTCTTTATTTTTTTAAAGAGTTAAACATCATTAAACAAACAAGCCACCGATTGCATCTCCAAGATAGTAGCCAGTGGTATTGGCATAACCGCCACAGAGTATATCAATGGCTGTTGCCCACCTCCATCTCCAGTCATTGTAGTCCATGTTGATTGGACGGCATTTATGATCCTGGTTCCATTGCTGTTCGTGGTGTTCAACACCTTGTCTCGTCTGAGGATTAGACTTGTCCACCTCCAGGCACACCTTGGCATGAAGGTCTATATATGATCTCACATAAGTAGTTGCCATTTTCTTAAGTATTAGTTATTAAATTAGTGGAATTTCGATGTGTTTGATGATGCCATAGGCAATCTTGTTGCCGTCATTGCCAAAAGGAACAACATACAGATCAAGTCCACCTAACAGGGCCACATCCATATTGGCCGTGATCTTTTCAGTTGTCGTACTGGTAACAGGCGTTTCTGCTGCTGCAACAGTTAGTGCAGAGGAGAAGGACGGATCTGTATCTACAAGAAAACCACAGGTAGTTGCAACATTATTGCTCTCTACTTTTGCGGAAAAATACAGCGTCATTGTATCTGTATCAAGGATGAGATCTCCCATCCATACTTCTACCGGTGGCAACGTAGCCAGTTCCCATCCTCTCGTCAAAACAAGGTAAGCATCAGCATATCTTCCCTGATACTCATTCAAAAGAAGTTCCATCATCGGAAGATCCTTTACAAACTTCTCCTGTTGACGCTCACGGCCGGGACGTTTCTGTATTGCCCCCTTGTTTGTGTCCCAGGTGATTCTCTCTTCCAGAAAACTAAACCGGGTCTTTATCCTCACATTTCTCAGATGTGAGGCGGTACCCTGTCTGGATCCAATCGTAATTCTTGCCATTTTTCACTTGGTTTTAAATGGTTACACTCAAAATTATCGTTATAAAGTTAAGTCTTTTTCCGTAGTAGGGCGTAGATGTTCTTATTTTCTTCATCATCTACCGATCTCTCACAGATAATGAATGTGAATCTATCAGGACAGGTTGCCCCTGCCGGTCGTGATGTAACAGTCCAGGTCTTATCCATCACCAACGAAGCCAGATCTACCGAATTAAACACCGCGCCACCTCTTCCATTCTTTCTTAATCGGTAGGTACTGCCTACTGAAATAAAAAACTCACTGGGGACATCTCCCTGAAAGACATCCACCAGTGAGCCGTGACGAACATTTAATCTGACTAACGCCACATTTGACAGTATGACCACCCCACGCCTGGTAAATGATATCGTGGCTAACTTATTATGGCTCTTGTTGGCCAATCCCTCCCTGGTCAACCGAACAAATTTCATCTCCCATCAAATATCTTACCCCAGATATTCTCGTTGTAGTGCCTCTTTGGATTAAATTGGTTCTTTTTGTGCAGCTTTGGGTAATCTGCCCTCTCTTTGGCAGCCTTTGTGTCATTGTACGCAGCACACTTGCTCGTAGCAGTACGGTAACTTGAACACGACATCAGTAACAATGTCATCACAATTAATAACGCGATCTTTTTCATAGCAATATGGTTTTAGGTGTTATCTTCATTCTTTACAACAGGTGGCATAACCTTAATCTCCGGTCCCTTCTGTTCGGTCTTATCCACCTGCCCGGATACTAATCGTAGCAACTGATCAACCTCCACCCCTTCCCTGGCTACTATCACCAGGTACCAGTACAAGACATTACTCATGCTGATGATCTTGCTCATCCTCTCATACTCCCCTCCAAACTTATTCCGGGGATCCAGACTTAAATTCATCAGTAACATGGCATCATGCAGCTTGTTTAGGACATCCTTGCCATCTTCTGCCTTTAACTCCTTCATCTGTGCAACCAACTCTTCTACTGTTCTCATATCTCTTAGTTTTTAGTTCCTGTTATATCCACTCATCCTTTCCCTTCCATTTACCCTCTGCTTTCCCTTATACAGCGTAAAACTACGAAAGATCATATAATCCCCCTCTACTAATACATCCCTCTTCTTCCTGCTGAATATGTACGTTAACCGGTCCCTCTTTATTCCCGTCATCCCTTCCAGTGTTACCAGGTTCGTGCAATTACTCACCATACAGTCTGTCAAATCATCCGTTATCGCCTTTCCCCCCAGGCAAACTACTGTGTAAATCCTCTGTATCCTCTTCCGGTTCATAATCGTGTAAAATCAGCCATTACAACTTAGCGGCCCGTACACTTGCAAAGCTAATTTAATTTACGACATAGGACTACGCAAAATGGTAAAAAGTTATTAACAAGTAATTAATTTTATACCAAAGTGAGCGTCTGCCTGCGGTCTATGTATATATTTCAGGCTCGGTCGCGCGAACCCAAATCGGATTTGCGTACCCGCCCCCCCTGCCTGGGCCTCTCCAGGCGTTTTGTGTCCGTGCCTTTAAAGTGGTTCTGCCCTGTCCAACAACAAAATAAAGCGTTCTGACCTGTTGTTGATAGGGTAGGGGAGAGGATCTATAAACACAATGCCTTCATGTTCTATTTAACATAATGATAATTATGGGCAATGTAGTCAGCCATCATGTCATGCCTGTCTGAGTGTGTCATCCCTGCATCCTGTGAGCCTGTAAATGTGGCCTCTTTTGTGCTTGATACAATTCAATGAACGTACATAATGAATGGTGTGGATGATGCGTTAAATGGGTTGAAATGCTTAAATTTGCGTGTTAAATGGGTTGTTAACCTCTTGAGAGTTGCATAAATGAATGAGAACCTGTCCCCTGCGCCATCCTTGCCTCCTTCTCTGGCTTATCTGTATTCAAACCTATCAATGGAAGAACAAAGGGTCTTTCATAAGGTGTTCAATAGTATGTGGGGTGTTGTTGCTCCCTTGAAGCGGTTCGTTCATCATGGTGGTGTCATGTATGCCTATTGGGTTGCTGATAAACTGCGTGAAGAACATAACCTCACCAATGTGGAGTTATCCCTGCTCATGTATTTGTATCATGTGTCTGGTGGTGGCAGACAGGTCATTGATGGTGTAGATCTCCTCGCTGCTCCCTCCTTCCCCTGCTCGTATAACTATTGGATGGTGTTGTCCGGTCAGTTTAAACAACGTGGTTATATCGTGCGTTCTGTTCGTAACCCTGCTAAACCATATACATCTGGGTATCGTGCAAAGGGAATGAGATACATAAGACTAACCGACAAAGCAATTAACTTGATACATGATATGGATAGAGAGTTGTACAGGCGGTTGCGGTCTTGTACGTTCAACGATGTGGTGTGTGGATATGGAAAAGGGCAGATATAACTCTGCCCTCTGTCCTGTGGTCTTATTTGAGGTTTAAATAACTCCCATTGCAATCCCCTGTTTCAGCATGTACTCTGAACTGCACCAATGTATTTGATTAATGATAACATTGATGTTCGTCTTGTGGTCTGCTTCATTGCCTTCATCATCCATGCCAATAATCATTGACTTGCCAAGAATAGCATATACAAAGCCATTGAACATCCATCCGGCCTGTGGTGCATCCTCATTGAACTCAATCCATGCCTCTTCGTTGCAGTATAGCACATCTCTGTTAGGATAAGTGATAGGTGCTTCAATCATGTGGCAGTCTAAGAGCCTGTAAATGTCCTTGAGGCTTCCGGTTGTTTCAACCTGTGTTACTTCCTTTGTGTCTGGGTTAATTAAAATTGCTTTCATTGTCGTGTGTGTTTATAGGTTATTAATCAGTTGCATTAATTCATCCGGTTTGCGGTCATCCTTGACGTTGTTACAGGCAAGTGCATAGAATATTGAACTCCCCATAACAAGATTGTCATAGGGGTCAATAATAGGGTCAATGGTCTTAATCTCATTGACATTTAACCATGTTGATTTTGGTTCGGTTGTCTTGAAATAGCGTTCTTCTTTTGAGTGCCATATCCATGACCATGTACATTTAAGAATGTGTGTTCTCATCTCCTTATTTATTAGTGTGTTTGACTTCAATTATAGCCTTCCAACATGAGTCGCAAACATAGTCAGAAGGGTATGGGTCTATGCAGTTCTGAAATGCCACCCATTGTTCGGGCGTGTACTCTGGGATTGCCTCCTGTTCTCTCCGGTAGTCACCTACAAATGACATGATTAACAGGGTAATGAATAAGGCCAACGTAACAACGATTAGGCCGATGTTCATCTGTTCTTCTACGTTCTTGGTTTTCATCATCTTGCGTGTTTTAGTGTGTGTTCTGCGTTGTTTGATACTGCAATATTATACTATATAATAACACGAACAAATTTATTTTGACGAATAGTTCGTTTTTTTTGACGAACGGATTTGTTGGTTTAATATATTAGTGTATCTTCACATCGTATTAATAACATAATAACACACACAATGAACACACGACAATTAGAATTGCAAGAACCAGATGCTAAACTGCTCTACATGGGTAAGTCAGCATTGTCAGACAGGGACATTATGTCTTTAATTCTGGCAGGGAGTGACAACAAGAACAAGGCTGACAAGGTATTGAAAGCCTCAGATTTCAATTTTGATAGTATGTCAAAGTATTGTTACACCGATTTGAAAGCGTTCGGATTATCCCATTTACAGGCCGTTCGCTGCATTGCAGTTATTGAGTTCGCCAAGCGGTTGAATATACACAGGGTTGACGAACAGACACAAATTAGGTCAAGTTCAGACATCTTTGCTTACATGTCCCCCATCCTCTCAGACCTTGACCATGAGGAATTTTGGGCAATCCTGTTGAACAGGGCAAACCGCATCATTAAGCGTGTCAAAATCTCACAGGGTGGCATAGCGGGAACGGTCACCGACATCCGCATATTGTTCAAACATGCCATTAATGACCTTGCCTGTGGCCTTGTGGTATGCCATAACCATCCCTCTGGCAATACCTCTCCCTCTGATAGTGACATCCGCATAACTCAGAAGATTAAGGAGACAGGGAACATTATGGACATACAGGTATTAGACCATGTAATTATCGCCAAGAGTGAACACTATTCCTTTGCAGATAACGGAACGCTATAACACTAACTAACACACAAATAACATGGAAACAATTTACATTTTCAACTACTCACCGAAGGCCATTGTTGTCGTGGGTGACACCAAGCCAATTCACGGACTACTCAAGAACGCAGGGGGCAAATGGAACGCCCGATTAACCGATTTAAGGACAGGGAACAAGTTTGGAGGTTGGGTATATCATCATACTCGTTTGGCTTCCATACAGGCCACATTAACGGCCAATGCAATCAAGTTCGCAATGGAGAGGCCGTCAAGCCTCTCCTCCCTCTCATCCACAGGTCGGGATTATATCCAAGACCCTGCTGAAATAGATGCTGACAACTTTTGCCAACGTAACAATATCTGAACATGGCACAGACAGGACTATTCACAGGCGAAGAGATGCGTGGTACAGGTCAGATGAACATGCTGAACTCCATAGACCACCAAGAGGACAGGATTAAAAGCCTCCGCAAACAGGTACACCATTACCATTATGATGCAGGGCATGGATGGTTAGAGGTGGAACTTGCTGACCTTTCAAAATTAGGCATAAGCCATGCTATCTCCGGTTTCTCATTCAGACATGGTGACAAAGCATATTTGGAAGAAGATAGCGATGCGGTTCTCTATATTAACACACTCTTCCCGAACCGACATGTTGACCCCGAATATCCGATATTTCAAGACCACATGAGGGGTATAAATGATGGTGACAACTCACACATCAGAAGATACGCACACTACAAATAACATGAACAACGCCTCCCTGCTACGGCAGGGGGGCATAAAAACAAAAGACAATGGCAATACTTATTAGAATTGGAGACAGAGTACAACGCAATCAAGTCGGTGACTATACTCATGGCCGTAGAGGAGATGTTGTTGATATTAATGGTGAAAGACTGAGGGTAAAATGGGATATGTTCCCAAGTGGTGTAATGATGAAAACCCCTGTTCGTACATGGGTGAATGTAAAGAGACTTGTTAAAATAGGATAACACACAAACATGAAAAAAACATATCATATATCAACCTACAAAGAGGTTTTTATTGAAGCAACCACCAAAAAAGAATGTATTGCTATAATGAAGCAATATGAGCAAAAGGGGTGGAAAGCTGATAAGCCTATTAGAAAAGGAGATTGGGATAGTTCTGGTTTAATTTACTATGTATTTATGAGTAAAGAAACAGGCGGATATATCAATGCTCCTCCTACCGACATAACTGCGAACCCTCATACATTTAATTAATAAATCTTTAAACACACAAAACAATGACAACTACACAGATTAGTACCAAAGACAACCGCACACCTATCTATTACATAGGTCTTGTGCGTGAAGGCCGTAAACTCATCATACAGGCCAAAGAAAGCGTTGATGAGTTATCATGTGAGATAACTGACTACTTAGGGCCAAGACAGGTAAGCAAGGCCACGATTGAGGCAAATAAGACCATCCTTCTGGAAGGCTTTAAGGCCGACCCGAAATACCGCAACTGCGACATGGTTGAGGTACAAGAGCCGGAAGAGGTTTACACAAGGCCGGAGGTCACAAAGTTCAAACAGATAGCATACCTTGAGCAGATGCAAAAGAAAATGATGGACTTAAACCAAAGTATGCACGACTTAAACATGCTTTGGCAGAAGGATATGCAGTTTGACTTGGATATGAACGATTATCTTGCCAACCAATACCCTTTTAACTTCTCTTTTGATGACCTTGTTATAGAGGCTGATGTTTGGTATCAGAAAGGTTGGGTTGCTTTAAATCAAAAGATAAAGGTATTGCAGGGGTATCCGGCTGATAAGGTGTACGGCACACAGAATAACGAGCAGAAGGTTGAAGAGCCTTCTGCTCCCTACTACACTCCCGAAGAGGCACAGGGCAAATGGATATGCGCCTACGATACAATGTGCGGTGGATGGGATTGTGTCCGCTATTCCGGTGGTGACAAAGATGGCTATCCTGTCCTGTATGGCAGTAAGAGAGAGGTTGAGGCTGATGATTTCTTTGATGGTGAGGATGACTTTGCAATATTGGCTACTGAGTTCATTGAAGGCCGCAAGGCTTTCTTTGGTGCTAATGGCCTACACATTGAAGGCATACCCATAGTTAAAGGCTACCGGATTAAGGGCAACAAGACAACCATGAGGGCAGAAGAACCGGAGGCAAAGTATGAGATTAAGGTTGCAAAGGCATGGCAGAGTTCGGAGTTCTTCCCAAATGGCCTTGACATCATTGCTCTGGAGTTAGATTACAGGGACAGAATAAAATTACTTGGTGCAATAGAAAAGTGCAAATTGTATGGCTATGACCATATAGCCGTTCATGCAGGGAGAGGAGCAGAATATCTCACAAATGAGGGAGATGAGGTTGAGTTTTACACCGATGTTGAGTATTTTAAAGTATTCAATGATTGTGTATATTTCTATGCACAGAGCAAGTATGATAGCGGTTGCCAAGTTGAAAGCGAACGCATTGTAATTACAAACAACTTGGCTATTGAGTTACCCGACCATGTTGAATACGAAGTTGAACAACAATAATAACACACACCATGAAAGCAACAGAGACATTTAAAGGCGTTATCAAGGCTTATTGCGATGAGAGGGCGTTATCAGATTTCCCCTTCTCTGAGGCATTAAAGAAGGCCGATAGGAACATTGAGGATTGTGTTACATACATTCTCAATGAGGTCAAGAAAAGCGGATGCGAAGGCTTTGCTGACCAAGAGATATTCAACATGGCAGTACACTACTATGAGGCCGAAAAGGTTGAGATAGGGGATAAGTCTATTAGTGCCAACGTGGTGGTGAACCATCATATTGACAAGCCAAAGCCAACTGCCATTGCCAAGTCAGACAAGAAGGCTTCCGCACCCAAGACAGAGAAGAAGGCAGATACCAAGCCAACCATTGCTCCGATGAGTGTCATCAAGAATATTACAGATAAGTATTTTGATGCCAAGAAGGAGGAAGAACCAAAGAAGGATGGGGATAAGCCTCAGTTCATTCAAACCTCATTATTCTGATACCATGAGGCCAAAGACAGAGATACAGAAGGAAGTTGACAGATATAGTCACCACCTTCACAAATTCACGGCAGAACAGAAGAGGTATGCCTACGACAATGTGTTTACTGCCCATGTCTATAAGACAAAGGACAAGGCCACCTGTCTGACATGCGGTCATACATGGGAGGATGCTACCGATAAGGCAAGTCTTCTCCATTCTATTGGCGGTTATACCTGTCCCAAGTGTGCCAGGCACTTGACCGCCCTCCCCACCATGCAACGTACCCTGCATGACAAGGGGTACATTCATCAGTTCATCACATTCAAGAACTACCAAGTGGTTCGGACATGCTTTATAAAGCGTTCGTGCAAGGCAGGGCAGAAGGTAGAGTACAATTTCAATGAGATCATTCAGCATTGGATAAGAGAGGATGGTAAGCACGTTGTCCGTTCTGTCCTGTATCAAGCAATGGGATATAACGCAGACGCATGGTGTCTGGGTACAGACATAGATATAAGAGGTGATGCAGATAAGTATTATCAACATGCCAAGAACGTATTCCCCAACAAGAGCATATTGAAGGTCATCCGCAGAAATGGCTACAAAGGTGGTTTCCATGACCTCCACCCTGCTTATTTCTTCCATGTGATACTGACCTACCCGATGGCTGAAACACTCTTAAAAGCCAAGCAATACACCTTATTGAGTTATTGGAGTGTCAATCGCATTAAGGAACTTGAGAAGTATTGGCCTCAGATTAAGATTTGCATCCGCAATAACTACATCATTAAGGATGTTGGAACATGGTTTGACCAACTTGAACTGCTTGAATACTTTGGCAAGGACATCTTCTCCCCTGCGTTTATCTGCTCCCCCACCCTCAAGAACGACCATCAGAGGCTCATTGACAAGAAAGAGAAGATCATGGAGGGCAAGAGGATTGCCGAACTCAAGGGCATGATAGCGAAGGCCAATATACACTACCGCAAGAGCAAGGAGAAGTATTTCAATCTCCGGTTCTCCAATGGCAACGTGGATGTTGTTGTTCTCAACAATGTGATGGAGTTCTATTTGGAGGGCAAGGCACACCATCATTGTGTGTTCACCAATGAGTATTACAAGAACGAGGATAGCCTTATCCTGTCAGCACAGAGACAGGGCGAGAGGCTTGAGACTATTGAACTCTCCCTGCGTGAGATGAGAATACTCCAAGCAAGAGGTCTTCAGAACAAGGAAACCAAGCACCACAAGGAGATCATTAAACTTGTTGAACAGAACATTGGAACAATCCGTAAATTAGCACAGAGAGTAGCATGAGTTGGGAACAGAACATACTAACCGCCCAAGTATCTGTAAACAGATGTGGCTGGGCATTGAACGTGCGTTCATTTAATAACAATGAAAGTGATTTCAAGAACATAGATGAACGTAACGGGTATATAAAGCAAGAGGCAAGAGAGGCTATTAAAGTCCTTTCACAAGCACTTGTAGAACTTGAAAATCAATTAAATTTCGTACCATGAAAACGCCAATAGAAATACTCTTAGACAACTTGGATTACACGCCAACAAACGCAGAGCCAAATAAGGAAGGACTGCCCTATGTCACCCACGAAGGTAAACTACAACTTGGCGATATTACTATCAGTGTATTGGTATTGAGTACAGGCCAAAGGATAATACCCAAAGAAGAAATAGAACGACTATTTGGGAAGGACATACAACTAAATAAGACACCATGAACAGGGACAAGAAATATCTGGTGTACTTCACACTACAGAAAGACGAAAAGGACAGGTACAGGGTTCTGATATCTGGAAGAGAAACGGATGTGTACATGACCAAGCATGATATTATGAAGGTCTTGACCGCATCTCAGTTTAAGGAGTTCGTAAAAGAAATGGGTATCTTTGAGATTGAACACAGGGTTCTTGAACCATATCTCAAGCATGAGCCACAGACAAATCACAAAGACCGGTGGAAGCCGGTATGACATAACTCAAACCTTCGGGGATGAGAGAAGGAGGACAGGTTTTTGTGTGTTCCCTGTTCTCCTTCATTTTTAAGCAATCAAATAACCATCAAATAAAAACTAAAGACATGAGAGAGTTAACAAAAGTACAAGACAAGATTGAAGAGATGGCTAAAAAAGAACTTGCCAATGAAATCCTCAAACTTGATTCAGAGTTCAGAGATTTGATACGGAAGTACAACCACATTACCTGTGATGTAACTATTAAGGTACAGGACAAGGATGGAAAATGTTCAATGCCATACCTCGTTCAACTCATCAGAAATGAGGCTTTGGTTGAAAGCATCAAGGACAAATACTTGCCGGGGTATGTAGATGTAATGGTCACTAAACTACTTCAAAAATGAAATGCCCATACACCGACAAAGTAAACGCCTGTGTCTATCTTGATGAGATGACAGAGGATGACCGGAGATATGAATGTCCGGACTGCCCCCACTACGAGCCAAGATCGTACTACGACAGGCCAGAGGAAGAGAGTTTCATAATCTCAGTCCTATCAGTAGCCTTTATTACAATAATCCTGATGGGTTTTGCGTATATTGGCATCAGAATAGTTAAGATCGCAATCCAATGGTTTCAATGAGAAGGCACAGAAAGGCCAAGTTCCCGAAAGAATTTCATGCTCCACAAAAGATGAAGATTATCCGTGTAGATTACCACACCCAGATAGAAGTGCCGGAGAACATGCCAGACGATGTAGCCATTGAACGATTTAACTTGAGGAGGAGAGCAGGTCAACGAATAGGTAATGTGCCGTCAGAGGTCTTAAAAGAGGCAAAAGAAGAAGGGATAGAGCCTGTGATAGACGTTATCCCTTCCGAGGACAGTCCCCTCATCGAAGAAGAGGACGATTAGCATAGCGAGAGGCGGTTATTTTTTACCGCCTTTTCCTTTTCCTTTTTTCTTACCACCACATTTTTCGCAAGTCATAGCATTGTTATTTGGTTAATTCATCTGTGCTTCCCAATGAATTGATCTGAAAGTGAAGATCAAAAGACAGGACAGGTGCGGAAGCATTACCGCCTGTATTATATGGACAAGTGCCGGTAAATTGAAGACTGGCATTTGATGTGTCTCTGTAAATCCGGAATTGGATGATGTCAGAAAGCGTACTGCCAACGGGAGCAAGAATAGGTAAAGAGTAAGAAATCTGATGAATGGTCGTGCCAGGAGTGTAAGGGAAGGCCAGACTATTGCATTTCAAGAATGTCCAAGCCGTTACTTTTGCTGCTGCGTTAATCTGCCACCGATATTGAAATAGAAAGTTTGGAATATAGTTCTTTGCTTGCATCCAATGAATGTGAGGATAAACAGATACGGACAAATCCTTATCATGGTTAAGCTGCACGTTCTTATAAATCATGTCAGCCAAGGCAGGGTTAGCATTATAAGCCGCATTGAAATCAAAATCAACCGTACTTTCTGTTATGTTAAGAGTAATGCCAGCACCGCTTCTCTGGATAGACAGAGCATCCCCTAATTCATCTCGCCAAGGCCGTGCATCTCCCTCCATTACCTGATGTCCGGTAGCATCAAACTCCGTTGTGTCTGGTGCATCTCCCATGATCTGATGATCGGTAATACCATAACCATCAATAGTCGTTGGCTTACCTGTAATGTTATCCCAGGCGATTGTATCTTCATCGCTGAATTTGGTAATGTATTCCATGCTTAAGCCAACAGCAACTAAAGAGTTATAGCCATTTGCCATAGCAACACCAACCTTTAAGTATGATGTCTCAGAACCAGATAATGCCCTTGCAGTTCCTCTTATCCCACCATCTCCCGAAATTAAAGATCGGATGACATCTCCTTGTTTACATCTGCCATTGATGAAAACAAAGACCAAGCCAGAGGTTACTACTTCACAGAGAAGGCCATTTGATATGCCTCCCTCAGTAATAACACCGAGCATCTTCTGTTCGTTATTGCCAAGCAAGGCAAAGGAGTTTTTTTGGACAGGATTAACCTTCACAAGCCGACCAAGAACCGAACTATTTCCGGTAGCGTTAATGACCTTCATCGAATGTTGGATTTTCTTTGGTTAAAAGTTTTTTACACTCATCAAGGTACATGGTATTTAGTTTGGTGATGATCACATGTACCTCTTCCGGAGAGTATTTAATACCGATTAAAAGACCCTTGTGTGAAGGGAAGTATTTCTTATACTCTGCCTTGAGTTCTTCCTTCAGAGCCTCTAATTTGGCCCAATCAGCCTTGTTTATGCCCCCAGATGCCGCCTCAACCTCTTTAGAATACAATATTCGCGCTTCTTCCGTACCATCATCGTAAAGGGCATGCTCTCCGGGCGTAAGGAGAACGATATTCTTAAGGTAGTTGCGAAAATACGGGAATTTGTTCTGCCCTTTGGCTAAAACGTGGGCAAACATATTAAAGAAGAGGGGTGTAGCCTCATAACTGCGAAGCCAGAAGCCAGTAATGAAGGATTTCTTTGGTCTGGTGATCCAGACAATCCGAAAGGTTGCTCTTAAACTGAGATCAATCGGAATGATAGTATTTTCTTTTTCCATAATTCAAAGATATAAAAAAGGAGGCCACACCATCTCAGTGAAGCCTCCCTTAACTAAAAACAGTAAGTAAGAGTTATCGGGTCAAAGTTAGTTAATTTCTGTTTAACAACTCGCATACCTCCGCTATTGTTGCGAACTGGCAGAAGGCTTCCTTATTTGCATAATGGGCAAACTGCGGAAGATCTCTTTGTAATTCAATAAACCTCTCGTTATTCAGAGATGGAGTTAATCCGGAGAGAACATGGTACAACTCTTTCTTCGTTGCAAAGTCTCTTTCGTTGCCCTTATTGAAGGCCGGCACAAACAATTTGTACTTGTTCAACTCTGTGCTGCTTGGCTGAATGAGTTCATCCTTAACATTAGTATCTGCCTCCGGGGTCGGATTAATATACATTTTCTCTTCTGGTGTCAATGCAGCTTCTTCAAACGGCTTGAGATATTCCCTCAGAGTACCTTCCTGATGTGCAAAGATGATCTCACGGAGTTTCTTGTTGGTATTCTTCCCAGGAATGAGCATAAGAGCCTCTGACAACTCACTGTCTTCTTTGATTATCTTAAGGAGATCCTCTGTCTCCATGTCTGTCATTTGGGCAATAGTAAGTTTCCGAAACGCCTGGTCAGGTGTTATAGGATTTTTATGAATATCTTCCTTTGTCCCAAATTCGTGTCCCCTTTCCATTTCATCCACAAGAGGTCCAACTTCATGTGGTCCTTCATAAACAGGCATCTCTTCAATAGGTGTTGGTGGTATAAAAACCGGAGGAGGAGTTACCGAAACATTGGTTGCATCAACAGGCGCAAAGTCCGGAGCCTTGATCTTGTCAACTGCTCTTTCCGTGATCTTTCTGCTTCTTCCCTCTGCAAAACTCCTGTCCGGGATCTGCAAGGACACACCATTACCCTGGTCAATCACAACCGTCTGGTCAACCGGCATGTCAGTCGCTTCTTCCGTAGTGTAGATGCCGGCCATGACATCAGGGAACAAGTCACGCGCAATAAATCCCAATGCCCGGTAGTTAATCATTCGTGCCGGATATTTGTACCAAGACGATGACTTGTACTTCCACCCATCCTGTCCATTGACCTGTTGCTGAGTAATCCACAAACCGGCTCTCTTGGCATTTGCAACAGAGAATGATCGTGTCAAGGTCTGTCCATTGTCAGATCTCGCTGCCGTAATCATAACAATGAAATTCTCTTGTTCGATAGAACCCTCTTCTTTCTCAACCCAGGATCCGGATTTAAGTTTTCCGGAATTGAAGATCATGCTCTTTGCCAGGTCCCCTTTGATAGAAAGCAAACCATTGACAGGAATGATATGCTGCAATGCTGTCAGAGGCGGCAACTGCAACTGATATCCCTGTATCAGAACCGCAACAACTGATGCGGTCTTGCCCTTATCAAAGTCCGGCTTTCCATCCGGTAGTTTCTCATAGAAGTGGTTCGGGACCAACTTACTCTTCAGTAAGATGTTCGCAAAGTTCTCCATCTTCTCAACTGTCTCGTAGGCATCCTCCACGAATTTCGGAAGCCTCGTTTCTGCTTTCACTAATACATTGTCGCTCATAATCTATTTTTAAAGTGTTATTTATTGTTTTCTTCATTTTCTATCTGCCAAAGGTGGTGACAGTAAGGATGTAGGTTCACAAACTCCGGCTTTGGTGGGAATATCTGTGCCATAGTCACGTTATCTGGTAGAAATAAGTACCTGGCTTTCTTAATCTCGTTGTATGACGGAGATGCTGATGGTGTACTGATAGACAAATGCCACAAGCCATTGTCAATGCTGACTATGATATAGCACCTGCCCATTCTAAATGTTCCGGTCTTAAATTCCTTTTCCATCGTTGTATTTCCATTGGTTATTCTTCACTCCCCAGATACTCCTGACCTGTTTTTCTTTATCGCCCTTGATTAATAAATCCATATCAGTTAAGTTGGTGATACATCTTCTTACTGTGGTAATCAACATGTATTTCATTTCTGGCATACCTTGATCCTCTCCGGTCCAGGCTTGAATATCATGTGGAGTGAACCATCTGTTTGGCTCTCGCTTGAAGATCTCAAGGATCTGGTCCTGTTGAGTCACCGCCTTCCGTTTGGCCTCCTTCAACTCTTCTCCCTCAATAGGTATAGAGTTATGAAAGTCTATCTCTTTCTGCTCTTCCATCGCTATTCCTTGTAACACGATATACCATCAAGTGAAAGGTAGATCCTCTCCCTGCCATCCTTTATAGATGATCGTGCCTTCAGGGCAAAATTGACCGTTACCCAATCATTCCTCTGGATGGTGTCAATCTGCTGCATACTCTCGTTGATGAACTCAAATTCTACCTTGTTGGCATACTTGCCGTTCATAACCTCCATGACCAGGACCCGCTTGGCAAACTTGTCAAACTGCATCTTTGGCTGGATGTCAATAACCTTTCCGGAAATTGAAAAATTGTTCGTCTGTACTTTCATTTCGCTCGTCTTTTAGTTTTACATTAATGTTTGAATTGTTATCTCAGTCCGGGGTTTCTCCGAATATAGTTTTCTCCCTACTACTTGGCAAATCAGACTGTCATCCCGATAAAAGATCTTATTAAGTGCATCCTGCACAAACTTTATTAAATTGTCAATATCAGGCTTTGATGAACACCATTCAGGTGCGGTTGCCTTAATCTTGCCGATATTCTTGCCAGTGCCATAGTGTCCTTTAGGTCTCCTCATATAAAAATTAATCTCAAGCATGATCGGTTCGTCAATGGGTGTCGCAGGTGCATCCTGTTGCAGTATTGAGGCAAATGTTTCCTTAACCTTCTTGGCCGGATCGTATGTCTGAACGTGCATACGAACACCGGTTCCCATTGTGTAATGCCTGTGTCGTGGTTGTGCTGACGGCTCTCCCAGGACTGTGAGTTTAATTGTCATTTGCTTCTTTTTTGTCTCTGTTAATTAGTATTGCCGCACACAACGCAAACCCTACATAAAAGCCAATTATAAAAACGCCAATTATTGTTGCTGTCATTTCTTTATGTTTTTAAGTTATGGTTGCCATACAATACCTGTTCCGTTGCAACTCCGACACGTTTCAGGTGTTATTGAAGTTGATGACCAATCACCGCTGGTTTGATTATAAAAACCATTTGGTACTTTCCCGTTGCCTCTGCATACAGGGCAAACTACTGCGGTTTTCTTTTCTTCTGTAACGGGGTCGGCATAATAAGCTCTTATCGCTTCGGGTATATCACTCCGATGCCAACAAGCTCTTGTCGCAACTTCCTCATAATGACTTAACGCTTCTCTCATTAAGTCTTTTCTTGGAGTTTGGTTTGATGTTTCTTCTGCTGCCATGTTATTTTCAGTATAAAAATCAGGAGGTTTCATTTTTAAGTCATCAACAGATGGCTTATAGTTTTTCAGAAATTCTAACTCTCTCGGATCATCCATGTTTGACATATTTACGGGTTATAACATCAGGCTTGTATTTGCCCTGCATTTGCTCAATAACCTCTCGCAATGTTAATTCAAGCATACCTATTAACTCAAGGGGTGTAAAGCCATCACAAGTTCGGTTAAGGCTCATAGAACCATCCTCATATTTGATTTGCTCAATATGATAGATACTTTTTGAAACTACTTTATTCTTATTCGCTGTTTTAGTCATGGCTTATATTTATTTAGTCATAAATTATTTTTGCTACATCCCAGGCAGTCTTAGCACTTAATCTCCGCTTATAAAGCCTATCCAGAAAGGTTAATTTATCTATCCCCTTGTAGTAATTAAGTCTCCATACAAGTGATAAAAACATCTTTATGCGTTTTATCTTTCTCTGCCTCTTTGGGGTTAAATCAACAATTTCATCACCAAAAACCTCCTTCATTTTGGCAATAAAGAGGGCCGAATCATTCTCGTTCCCCATAGTAAAAATGTACTTCTTCATCTCATTCCTCTTTTAAGTTAACTCCCAATACTCTTAACTGATCCGGAGTGAACATCTCTATTGCTCCAGTCTTAATATTCTGGCACAGGCCAACAGTATAGTGAACAGGCACAAGATTACCATAGCTATCAGGAAGTAAATCAAACTTAAGACCCCAATGTAAAAGGATGTAGTTCTCCTTCTTATCCTCTCCATCTTCCTCATACGTTACCTCAACTATTGTCCTTATTCTGCTCATCTGCTGCGTATTTCCAAATATGTCCTCTCTTGCTTGGCCTGTTATACCAAATGGAGTCATAGATTACATCCTTGCTGCACTTTAACTCTTTGGCTGCCACTACCGCACTCTCATATCTGCCAAGGACCTTCATTGATAAATCATATTGTATCACTGGCTTATTATGGTGCTTTACAAGATGATTTCCTCTTTCATCCCACCCTGCCTGGTACATCCAATCAAGATATACCCTCATCCTCTCCTCGTTCTCTTCCGACAGGATCCCCTCCGTGTACATTGAGGCAATCATCTTGTTAATGGCCTTTTCCTTCATCATCACCAGTTGTTTTGCTTAATCTTCGCAAATTCGGCCTCCACCTTCTCTTCTGCGGGACTTTCTTTGATGCGGACAGTAAATGTACGGTTCTTGGCTCCCTTGCGCTCTGCCCAGGTAATATTGCCCGATTTGCCAAAGTCAATAACTTCCACACCATAGCGGTTCATGTCACGGAGCAATAAGTTCTGGATCCCGGTTCTCTCTGCCTCTACCCTGGTCTTTAACCTTCTGAGGAAAGTATCTCTTCTGCAGAGATCAAATTGGTCTATTGTTCCTTCAATAGTCTCTCTCTCCTTGAAGAAGCGTTCGTTCATAAATTCCTGGTACGCCTCTGAGTTATCCGGGTCCGGCTCATGCTTCTGTATGACAGCATCCCATTTCTCCACTTCCGGTATGTTGGCAATCATCTGCGCCACACCTTTTCTCTCAAATGCTTCTTTGGCCGGCAATACCCTGTTTTCCCAGAAAGCCTTTGAGATCTCAATGATCCTCTCACATAGGGCCTCATCCCTCTGGATCTTCTCCACCTTAAAGACATTGCCATCCTGAAGGATCGCTATCTCAGCATAATCACTCTCAATGATAATCATGTACTGATGAACCTGAGCCAGATAGGAGATTGGAATGCCGTCTTGCCACATCTGCGCCGACCAGTATGACAAGGTTTTGACTTCCAATACTCCTTCTGTACTCAGTGGTTCACCCGTAATAAGGTTTACGCCACCCTTCATGTTGATTACCCGGTCAAGACTCGCAAACAGCCAGGGATACTTGGGATTGACAATATAGCCGTTAATATTGCGGCAATCCCTTACGATCTTGTCGTTCTTAAAGTTCTCGATGTAGCCATCATCGGTTCCATCATAATACTTCCAAATTTCTGCTATCTCGTCCTCAAGTTTACGGCCCCAGAACATCTTTGAGTTATCCTCCATTCTTGGTTGAATAGTGCCTACTTTTTCATGGAACAAACGGACTGCCGTGTCATATTTGTTCAAACCAAGAATAGTTGAAACTTCCGATCCTCCGATACCATTTTTGCGAAAGTCATACCATTCCTGTGAATGAGGTTCTATGCGTGTGATAATAAGATCTGATTTCATATAGGATTCATTGTTTTAAGTATCATTCTAATTTCCCAAGGGAGTTTATCCAACCCCATAATCTCCATTGGCTGATCGCCATTCATTTTGAACCATAATGGGAGAAAATAGAACTCCGTGCCATCTGCGCTGCGAATAACAGATCCTATTTTGCGGAGTGCTGACCGGAGATCCTCTTTGTCCTCATTAACAAGAATTGGAGGTATATCATTCTCTGCCTTTGCATCTGCCATCTCCTTCTCTATTTCTTCAAACGTGGGGATATTTGGTTCTTCCCATTTTTTCTGTTCTTCATCAAGTGTATGCTTGATTTGCGCCTTGTCAAGATCATTCTGAGCATTGTCAACGAACTCCTCAACGCTCTTAACCTCAATCACACTTCCCCTATGCACAAAAATTCCGTCCATAAATGTCGTGATTGGCTTCTTTGATTCGTACCAAGGCTTTATCTTGTCCCAGATCTTATCCGGGACCGCCTTGAGGTTATTTCCAAGCTTGATCATTGAGACATATCCCTGGTTAATTCCAAGGTGGTCCTGTGCCATTCTCTGAGAGATTTTCTCTTCCTCCAAGGCATCTCTGAGCTTGATGTGGATGTCATTTTTTTCTTTTGGTGTCATTTTATAGGTGGTTTAAAGTTTAACTTCAATGGCTCAAGGATAAAGTATATCTGCTCAAAGATCTCCCCCAGAATTTTGGCCTGTTCCGACATCAATTCGGCCTCTTGCCTTCCATTGTTGGAAATCTGATTGTACCACATCTGATAAAGACCAGAGAGCCGGTCTATCATACCCTCATGTTGTTTTACCAACTTCATACCCTTTGTGTGAAACTCCCGGAGAAACTTGTATCGGTGTTCCATAGCGTCATACCTGGCCTTTGCAGCCAATTTCTGCTCATCATCCTTCCACTTGTAGTTCGGGTCATTCATTATCACAAATGCCTCATCAACCTTTGTTGACAGGAAATGAACCTCTTTCTGCTCAAACTCGTCCAGGATCTTCGCAAACTCGTAGTTATTTACCAATTCTTCCATTACCTTATTCTTTTAAAATCTATAACCCATACCCAGGGATTTAATACCCATGATCCTTTGCCGTTAATGCTTTCCCATATATCAATATATGTGGCAAATCCATCATGAACCAATCCATTATGTGAACAACCCTCTAATATGCAATCAGTAAGTGTAATATCATGTAATCTCTGTGCCTTGATATCAATTACTTCAAGTTTGATCCGGCAGGCTAATTTGGGCATGAAGATTGAAGGTTTCCACTTAAAAAGATGATGATTAGCATCTGGTACGTCTGCTTTGAAAAGCCACTTAGTTCCGAACAATAGTTCCTCATTAAAATCAGATAGATACCATGTTTCTCTCACCCAGAGAATATCACCAACCTCCCATCGTGCTGTGTCTTTCAGGTACATCGGGATATCCCATCCATCGTGAATATCAAACATGACATTACCAATAAACACATGGCCACTATCCTCGTCATAAACAGGTTGTGGTTTACATATTCTCCTGGTCTGGTCCTTTCTACCTTCCAGAATAGCACGGACCATCGGTGTGCTAAATAATATCGGTTTCTCTGTCATTCTATGTAAAAGATTTTATCCTCAAATACAATGTGAAAATCCACGTTCTCTATCTTGATGATACTGGCTACCTTCCTGGCATAATGCACACGATTGCCAACACCAACCTCAGTACATGCGTGTCCGACCTTCACTACCCTTCCGGTGTTTGGCGGTTCCTTCGTGGTTTTGGGAATGATTATTCCACCATCTGTCTTTTCCGGTAACGCATCCGGCTTGATTAATACTGCTTTTCCAAGTAATTCCATATCAGTTCGGTTCTATTATTAATATTTCCTGCTTGACATACCATCCTACCATCAGATAGTATGATCTCCATATCTCATCGCACATGGCACACAGATAATGCTGCGTGGTAGGATCATCTATGACCTCAAAGAGAACATATCCCAAAAGGATGTTGTTATCCTCTGCAATCAGATCGCCACAGCGATCACATGTAATTCCCTTGCCTACTATCTCGTCCATGTCAGAATGGTAATGGGTCCTTTTTATCAGTGGGAGTAATGTCAAAATCATCTCCCCGGTCAACCTCATATCTCTCCTTAACAGTTACCGGTTGCTCCTTACTCTTTTTTACATCTTCCTTCTCTTCCTTCTCGGTGTACTCTGTAAATGTTCCACCTTTATTGAAATCCATCTTTAACTTAACCCTGTCCTCACACCCAAGTTCCTCAAACCGGATCTTCTCTGTGCGAATAATTGTTGGGGCCTTGCTGTCCACAACATACTTGTCATCTTCATCTGTGGTATCGGTTATCTGGTCCTTTGGTTTCATCTTTAGCTTATTTCGATGCACCAGTATTCCAATATCAGCTTTCTCCTTCCATGCAGAGGATCCTTTGATGTCATAAAGAGATGGCATCTTATAATTCATGTTCGATTGCATGTCAATCTTTCTGGGGTGAACTATGATAATGCCATGTACATTATATGTATCGTTGAAATTAATAAGGTAGTCCAGTTGTTGTGAGATGAAGGTTGTCTCGGTCATCCATTTCGGCTGCTCATGCTCGATTTTATTCCAGGCATCAATCACATAGCCGAAGATGTCCTCAGTCTTTTTAAGGTGTATCAGATACTCCAGAATAGAATTGAGGGTATTGATTTGATTGACCTGTATCTTGCCGTTGAATGTCTCAAAGTTGTTCCTGTCCGGAGACACAACGAAGAAATGCTTGGCCATGAAAGTAATTGTTTTATTCCGCTGCTCTTCTGTCATGGAGTTTGTGGTACCTTCTTCAAATCTCTGTCCTGCCAATACTTCCGCCAGCTTTGCAAATTCCCTTGATACAGGTCTGTTCTCTGGTGTAAACAACGCCCACTTAATGTTCTTGTTGTGACGCACAAACTGAGCCAGATACCACCGGATGAAAACCGACTTGCCTGATCCTGGCACTCCTGTCACAAAGGTTATATGCTTTGGCTTTAATGTGAATAACCTATCAATATAAGGGTATCCAATGCCCAGACCAGGCGTAAAACCGTGCTTGGCCAGAGTATTCATCTCTTCAATGACATCATAGGGCCTTATGATACCCTTGACAGCGAAGGATGATAGGTTGTTGTAACATTCATCTACTCCGGCTTTACCAAGTGCCGGCAGTCCTTTCTTGACATCTCCGTTATAAACCTCGTTGATATCCTTATATCCTGTCGGATAATTGATGTACTTACATCTCACCTTGCCAAAGAAATGAACCAGGTGTTCTCTCAGGAACTTACCGGCCTCATCATTATCGGTTGAAAATATCAACTGGTCCACGTTGTCCGGGTGGAAGAAGCTCTGTACATACGGATCCTCCGCATACGCAAACTCTTCT